TAACCTCTGTTAAGTTAACACATAACCCTAATAGAGCAGCTAATGAATTTGTTTTGAACGATGACATATGCATTATCCTAATGCCCATGCTTAGGCCATGGGATGAGTATGATGCAACGGTAAAATTAGTAGATTAGCGTATGGAATTAATAGATGAATCTAAGCCTATCGCACGTAAGGATTATGTTTGTGACTTATGTAGTCGCAATATCTGCAAAGGGCAAAGATACCGTAGACAGTTTATCCGAGGTGATAGCGGTGAAGTGTGGTCTTTCAAGGGCCATGAAGAATGCTTCGAGCTGACGTCAGTTATCGACTTCAGCGACTACTACGAAGGAGTTGATAATTACGCTTTTGAAGAAGCAATCACAAGTTATGTTCAAGAATATCATAACGATGTAGAAGACGCTCTTAATATTGTTTTTCAGAACCGAAAGTATTACGACTTAGTGAAGATGATATTAGCTGAGCTTAAAGAGAAAGGGATTACACATATTAAAGTATTTGGTTAGTCTATGGAAAAGCTAAATGATATGGTAAATGATATTGAAATGCTCCTAAATGAGAAAAGAAAGCAGTATCGTGCTTATCAGAGTAAATCACGTGCAGGGTCAACACCCTACGCAAGTAAGAGGAAAAAGAAACGTAAAAAGTAAAACAAAGTAACTATGGAAGTAACATTAAAGGCAGGGGATAGCCTTAATATCCCAGAAGGCTGCAAGGCGGTAATCAAGGACGGAAGTGTGGTGTTTGAGAAAGGAGAAAAAGAGGAAGTACAGAAGTTCAAGGATGGGGATGTGCTCGTTGCTATTGTAGATGATATAGCACACCCTTTTATTTTCTTTAAGACTTCTGAGAATTGCTGTTGGTATCACGCCTGTTTGTATCCTAATGGAGAGATTTATAGGGCGTGGTTCTTCAGAAGTACGCTTGCAAACGTTCGTTTCGCCACAGAAGAAGAGAAACGTCAACTATTTGACAAGATGAGAGAGAAAGGATGGGAGTGGAACGCAGAAAAGAAGTGCGTTGATCTCATTCGGTGGAAAGCAAAAGAAGGAGAACCAGTCTACTTCTTGAATCTACATCAAGATGAGAATGCAGTACGTAATGGTGTAAATGTTTCTGTAGACTACATTTGGGAAATATATAACTATTTTCGCACCGAAGAGCAAACAAAAGAAGCTGCAAGGCGTGTACGAGAAGCCTTGCGACAATATCATGAGGAGATAGGAGAGTAATTATGGATATTCGTGATATTAAGATTGGGGATAAAGTCTGTAATAAAGAAGACGGATTCCCTATGACAGTCGTTGGGCTTTACTCAACTCTTGCCGACTTGAGCAACGGCACAGTTAACCTTGACTTTGAGGGGAACGAAGGGGATATGTGGGAGGAAGAGGCAAAAGACTTGATACCCTATGATGTTTAGATACTAACATACTAAAAAACGAAAGAGTATGCGCTAACGTTCTCTGATACGGGCATAACTATGACAGCAAAGGAATATATTAATAGACGAGCACAACTTGTTGGGCAGGCGATGAAGATTAATAGAAAGTTCTTTCCTCGATGTGTCAAGGCAAAGCTTAGACAGATTGCAAGATTAGAAAACGAGTATCGTGGTACTGACTACGATACTCGTAAGAATGAACTTTACAAAGAATGGTTTAACTAATGAAGGTAATTTTAGACATTTCATTTGATGGGAGGAACATCAATGACATTTATAACCTGCCGTGTGTAATGGCAGTTACGAAAGATGCAGGAGGAAAGCCTGCTGTAATCCTCAAAAAGACACACACCAAAGGACGAACGATAGCCCGACTTGGCGACCATATTTGTCAATATGAAAGCGGTTTATGGCAGGTTTACGGCTCTGAGGCAGCCGATAAAATCATTAAAGGAGGTAAGTACGCACATGAATGAGTTTAACGCAAAGAAGTTGGCTAAAAACGAGATAGTTGACTTCATGAAGATAACAGAAAAACATAGGGAAACATTTAATCATGTTTCAGCCCTATTCCATACTATCGTAGGTGGAACGAACGACATCGCCCATACCTATATGCGTGATGCAATAGAGAAAATCAAAGAAGCGGGCTTGTATCGACAAAGAATAAAGAAAGCGTGCAAAGATGCTATGTCCCGATATGATGTTTTTGAGAAACTCAACATGCAGGATATGCAGAATGCAGAAACCGACAAACGTCAGCTTTACATGGACTTCCTCGATAGCGTAGATGAAAGATTGAAACCGCATATCTTTCTATTCCGCCAAGCAATAAAAAGAGTCCTCGATAGGAATATGATAAAGGATAGTGATTTAAAGTCATATATTATCCTTGCATACGAGCTTATCAACTACTCAGTAGAATTGTTCGATAAGTTCATCGAAGGATGTCCATCGTGTCCTCCTGTAAACTTCGGGCTTACCTTTAAGCCTGCACGACTTCACTCTGTCCGCCAAGCATGGGGGCAGGTTGAGGAAATACTCTGCAAAGATTGTGTTAGTATCGACCTCAATAAAGATGAGAATTGCAGACGTTCGCTTGATGTGATTGAGATACATCTTGTGTCAGAGAAGTATCTCAATGAAAGCGGAGAAGCGGCTCTTGCGCTTAATAAGGATGCACGAATGGAAGCTGATAGACACATGATGGAATGGGACAAGAAAAACCATAAAAAGTATGAACTCACAGATAGGCAAGCAGACTATCTGAGAGAAAACTATCACTTAAAGACTAACAAGGAACTCGCAGCCTTTATCGGTTGTGGCTTGACTAAGCTGCGTGAGTTCGCAAAGGATTTAGGTCTAACAAAAAAGAAAGCAGCATGAGTAGAACAAAGTCTTGTATAGTGGCAGTTGTAACCCTTGCTACATTTGGGCTTGCCGTTTACGTACATAGTAGCAACAGACTTGTAAAGGGTATAGTTATCGAGAAATCGGAGATACCCGAACACTACGAAACGATAGATAAGGGCGTCTTGCCTTATGAGCAGAAATACATTAATGCTCAGTATTTCGTCACTCTTTCATTTCGCAACAGAAAAGAAAAGATTGCCGTTGATTGGGTGACGTTCGACAAAGCAATCGTAGGTAAAGTATTAACAGTCAGAAGATAATATGGGAAAGAGAGATTTTCAAGAATTGATGGACTTTGCAAGGTCTAATAACCTTATGAACGTTCCATTGTACATTGTCATTCAGAAGTTTAGGATTTACAAAGGGAGTGCCAAGTAGGTGCTCCCTTTTTGTTTATACGAAAAACCCTGCTTGTCCTCTCGGATTGCAGGGTTATCCTAAAAATAATCTTACCTTAAATAACTAAAAACCTAAATCAATTCAAAACAAATTCAATTCAAAACAAATTCAATACTTTTCTCCTACAAATTTAGCAAATTATCGTGAAAGATGCAAGAGAAAAGGAATATTTATTCAATGAATCATACTGCAATCATCTTACAGTCACTTTCGAATCTCTTAATGAGTGCATACACCTTACGCTCACTCACATCATACATGTCTGAAAGACGTGCAACTATATAAGACACTTTTTCACCACTATTCAGTAAAGTAGTATAGTCTGTATACAAGTCTACATACGCTTCATCTTCCAAGCGAATTCCTGCAGTTTTGAGCCTTTTTATTAACTCCCGATTAAATTTCAGTACTTCTATTATCTTCATTATCCTAAATTTTAGTATCTTTGCAATGTCTCACTTATTAAACAACAAAAACGGCACGATGCGGTAGAGGGTATATGCCCCCAGTCAGCATCGTGCCGTTTTTGTTGTTTAATAAGTGAGACGACTTTTTAACAGGCTGGGGGCTTTTTTATTTTTCACCTGCAGCCTGCTAATAGACTACAAAGGTACTGAATTTTGGGCAGGTTGCCCTCAAAATTCAAAGAAATGAATCTCAAAGTGCTTATTCAAGATTTAGCTGCGCAATTACGTGGACATAATGCGCTAATACAAATTCAAGTTGATGGAGAGTATATTATCAAGCATATTGGTGACGTCAACAAATTGGTCGATAACCCTACTATGATTGCATACAAGGAGGATGGTTCTTTCCTCGACTGGATGGAAGGTGAGATAGATAAGGAGACATATACGGCAGGGACGATTGCAAATCATAAGGCTGCATTATCGGTACTGAGGCGATTTAAGAACGATATAACCTTTACTCAGATTGATTACAAGTGCATTTGCGATTTTGAGAACTTCTTGAAAGGTGCTGGATATGCGATAAACACCATTGCAAAGTTTATGAAGATTTTTCGTCGATTCGTCAATCTTGCTATCGACGAGGAACTGATGACAGTCTATCCTTTTCGCAAGTATCATATCAAGACGGAGAATGTGCAGAAGCAATCGCTGACAGAAAGAGAACTGAGGAGGATAGAAGATAAGGAGGAGAAGGCAGAATTGACAGAAGAGGAGAGAAAGGTAGTTAAAGGTTTTCTATTCAGCGTCTATTCTGGTCTTCGATTCTCGGATATTATACAAGTAACCAAGCAGCACGTCAAGAATATCTATCGGAATAAGTGGGTGGTGATGCGTATGCAGAAGACTGACCATGAGGTGCGAATACCTATCTCTAAGATGTTTGGAGGAAAGGCTGCTGCGCTGGTGCAAGAGAACAAGACTACGACAGGTAAACTCTTTCAGTTGCCTTGTAACGCACGTTGCAACCTGGTACTGAAACGTGTGCTTAAGCGGTTCAATATACATAGGCACATTACTTTTCATTGCGCAAGGCATACGTGCGCTACTGTGCTATTGAGCAAGGGTGTGAGTCTTCCGATTATACAACATATATTAGGGCATCAGAGCATTAAGACAACGCAGGTGTATTCAGCTGTGAAAGACACAACGATTAATAAGGAGATACGGAGAGCTTTTAGGTAAGGGTTCCATCGGGACTATGTTTAGAGGAAATAAGCATTTAAAGACCTTGAAGGACCTACGTTTTTTCACTTCTTTAGATGACATCGCTCAACAGATTGTTGCGAACTGTCCTAATCTTGTAGAGGTCTGGGTTCCTGAATCTATGACTTTTATTGGTTCTTGGTTTTCTCTTGGAACTCCGAACCTGAGAACAGTCGTTATGTGTGGAAAAACCCCTCCACGTTTATCTTCCAACTTTATGTACATAGACTCGGGCTACAACTATCCGAAAGATTTAAAGATTTTTGTTCCAGATGATGCCGTTGCTAAATATAAGCAGAAATGGGCTAACATTTCTAATAGCAACACGAAAATCATTAAATTTATTCACCCTATGAGCGAGTATCACGAATGATACTCGCTAAGTGGCTTAATGAACTGCGCTCTGTGTGATAATTTGGGAATAGCTCTATAAGCTTCGATAGCTTCGTCTGGAACATACATAACAATCTTCGATTTTGTATATCGATTCAGTAGGAAATCGTTGTAAAAGTATGGTGGTACTGGAGATTGAAAGATAACATTACAGTCGACAGTATTCCCTTCGAGAACTCCACCTTCAACACGACTACAAGATGAAGGAATAACCAGTTCTTTCAACATGTTAAAGGCTAAACCATACTGTCTTATCTCGCGTATACCTTGAGGAAGACTAATCTTAGTAAGATTGCAGCGTGACAGCATATCAACTTCTATAATAGCAACGTTAGTAAAGAACCTGAACTCTTGGAAGGTATTTGAAGACCTTTTCCTTAATTGTGGAATAATAGTCCCGATGGAACTAACAGCAGCTGCTTCCTCCATAGAGAGCTCTCCGTCACCGTCTTTGTCCCAGTTTTCAACGCAAATACGCTTCACCTCTGGGTCCTCGAAGCGAATCCACCACTTAGCGATGTTCAATTTAAGTTTTGGGTAATGAGTCATCAACGCATCGTAGGTGTCACGATACGCACCTGTGGTGAGGTTGATAGTACCGTCCAAGACTGGGTATGGGTCGTTTCCATATTGACCTTCTGCATCTATACCTTGGTAGGTGCCATCTACCAGCTGGGAAAGTTTATCGAAAGCACGCCCATCGGTGAACGTTTCATTGAAGCCTACACAGCGCACGTAACGCAGGGCGTGAGGAACTTGCCCTACCTGTGCATCCATTATTCCAATGAGCATCTTAATAGGCTGGAGATTGTCGCAACCGCTCACGAAGTAACTCATAACGTTAGGAGCGCAGGCTTCGGTGTTACACTTCTCATTGGTGAGCTTATCGAGATTCTTTAATTCCACGTATGACGTGGAAGCAGGATAGTCGACTTCTTCGAGCGCACCACCATCAGCGAAGTGTGCTTCGGTTAGCGATGAGCCACCAGCGAGGAACTTACGCAGACGGAAGTTACTGCGCATATCAAGCGCACCTCCGAGCGTAGATATATTCTGAACATCAATTTCCTCTAACGAGGTGGTATTACCGAGCGTAAGCGAAGCTATGAGTATCTTCACCTTCTGTTCGTTCTCATCACCGAGTTTCAATCGCTTGAGTCGCTTACCTATAATAGAAAGTGCACCATTAATTACATACGAACTCCAATCGCCTATATCGAGCAGGTAGTCTGCTGACTTGACTGATAGCTGCTGGTCGGACGTGCCGTTGATATCGACAACTATCTCACAAGCCTTACCTGCATCAGTGCGAGCACCACGCATAATCGTGGTACCGTATGCGATTGTAGGATATAACTTCATTGCTGGTGTCAGGCGCAGAACGATTGAGTTTGTCGTTGCATCAGCCTGTGCAGAGGTACGCACAGTAATCGCACCTTCAGCCGTCTTTGCGTCGTAATCACCAAAGGAATACTTAGACATAAGGTATTGGATGCGCTTCTTTACCCAAGCAACCTCAGGCGACTTTCCATCACCGAGAGACTGACCCAGTGGGTCTGTGTCGTTTGTATATTTGCCTTGCAGCATAGCGAGCTTCATTTTTTCATACATCTTGCCATCCTCATTGTATAGCATAGATGAGAAGTTGTCAATCACAGAGAAGTAATACTTATTGAAGAACGCAAAGAGTTTCTGCTGGTGCGTGCCTTTCTGCAACCCTCCGAGTTCCTCCATTTTCGCAAGCATACGACGCATCATCTGCGCACGCTCCTCAGGGTATGCCTGCTCCATCAGGTTCCACAGCACAGACTTTTCGCCATTCCAAACTGGCGTACCGTCAGCATAGGTATCGTGAAACTCTACCCAGTAAGGTTTCTTCATTAAACCTTGATTGATGGTTGTTATAATTGTATCAAGGTCATCTTGTCTAAACTTCCATTTACTCTTTGCCATTTTTATTTAGTATTAAAGTTATACGGGTATGTGTTTTTTGCACAATTATCCGTTGCTGCTACTGTTTCTACGTATAACTGATGAAAAAGTAGGTCCATTATGTCCCAGTCCTGTGGCTGCTCAGCACGGAGCTTCTGAATACGTGCGGACTTGAATAACTCATTGAGTTGGGCTGCATCACTAACCGAGTTGAATATTGTCTCTGTCAATCCGTACTTATCACCGACCAACTGCTGGCGGAGATTCACCACAGACACACCACTATCGAGTGTTGAAGGGCAGAACTTCTTATACAAGCTATCGTAATAGTATAGGTTGTATTGATTAGGGTCACCTTCTTTCGCAATCCAATACTCAATGTGCGTCGAGTGTGGATCAGCATTTAACTCGTCAAGTGTACCGTTAAAAGGCTCAATGAATGTATTGCACGAATAGATGATATTATAAGCTGTGATATACGACTCTACGAGCTGCTCTGCACGCTGTCGTGTCTCATTATCTGCTGTAGTCTTATCATCCGCTGGGAGGTCAGCATAATCCAAGTCCCAGCAATTCTCCCAAGAAAGTTCAGAGACTTGGTACTGATATGCTTCTTCCTCTGTGTTATAACGAATGCGTCGTTTGTCCCAAGGGACTTGATAGAGTGTCAAGCGTGGAGAGTTATCAGAGCCTTCGATAGATAAGAGGTCGGGGAACAAGTCTTTATCATATCCGAAGGTTGCAGCATCGCCTTTATCAGGACCGATGGTGAACAAACCGACGAACTTGTATGTAACAGTACCGTCTTCTGCCGTCTGCTTCTCGAAGCCAACGAATGTCTCTTGATAGATAGATACTCTTGCTTCACTGTTCTGCTCTATACCCTCGTTAGTCAAGCCAACTGCCTTCCATAGGTCGGTAAAGGAATTTACAGAACCCATCTTGTGGTATTGCATAGAAGAAGCGATATTCTTTTTCCCTGTCAGCTTGGAAATCTTCGGCAGGTTCTTGAAGAGCTCAAACTTCTTCTGTGCTGTCTGTCCATCCTCATATACGATAGTCGTATCTTTAGCTACCTTTGCCTTCCAGTTCCATAGGTAGTAAAGCATAGAAGATGTACCTTGACCTTGTAATTGAAGATTGGTAATCGTCAAACGGTTAAGATTCGTATTACCGTCCTTCGGATATATCTCGAGCGTACCTTTTGGACGATATGACTTACCATATTCATAAGCCGGCAATGGCTTGTCAAATGTAAAGACATTCACTTTTCCACGGACCTTATCAAAATCAACCGTGGTACCGAGCGTATCGTAGATGTCGTTATCTAATTTCTCTGCACTCTTCTCACCTACGGTCGACAAGGCGTTGATATAGTCCTGGTGGACGTTAGCAGCGTCCATTGCACTGTCGTACACACGAATAGAATACAAATCGACATCAGCCTTATCAGAACCAATGACTATACCGCCTCCTGAACCAATCTGCATAGAGTCTGTAAGCAGGTAAGCAAACTTACGAGCTTCGACACCGTCAATGTAGAGGTAGACGAGGTTAAGGTAATACGTGTTTCCATTCAGAACGTAAGTGTACTTCTTAGGACTAATCACGAGAGCCAATCGAATACGCACACCATCATCTGTGCTCATAGCTTGTACGTCCGCATTACGCTCACTACGAGTTGCGAACATAATAGAAGACGGCTTAACCTTCAATCCAATATAACCCTTCTGATAAGGCATAGCGATAGAGATACACTCTGCATCGTAATCAGAAGTGTTATTAATCTGATAGTCTATTTCAATGGTTTTTCCACTCTGTGCTGCCTCCTTCTCAAAAGGCTTGTAATCGATAGTAAGGCGAGAACCTGCGAGCAAGCGCAATGTGCGTGCACCTTCATCGTCCGTCACCCAGCCGTCACGTGAGAAGGCTACGTTCTGCCAATTAGAACCGACATGATCAGAGTTGATGAGATTGCGAAGAATGTTGCGGTCGGTGTCGGTGTTGTTTCTGTTCTTCGCATTCAGATAGAATACCGCTCCAGCAGTAGCAGAGTAACCCTGCGAGTTATCAACAGGGAATGGAATTGCATCACGCAAACGCACCTCGTCTGTTGGGTGAGTTCTGAATCCGATGAGTGCTGTAAAATCAGAGTTATCGATTGTCTCGACCTCAAGAGATAAGGTATATTGCATCTTTGTCTGTGTCAGCGTATTCTCAGACACATTTTCTTGCAATACCTCGTTATCCTTCTTCATCAAGATTGACAGTGGTGTCGTAACAGCCTTGCCGTCATATACAGCGTACTCCAGCACCTTGTTCTCATACCAGTTAAGCAGCTTCTCTGCCTTGTTGTTTACAACTACCATCTTCACAGCTTCGTTATTAGCGACAGCCATAAAGTCGTAACCTACTGGAGTAGTTTGGACCGTATTGTCTTCATTCGACAGCCAAGCAGAGAGATGGAAGATACCAGTCTTGTTCGTGAAAGGAACGGTATAGGCTACAGGCGATGACGTGTAAGTTGCAGTACCGAACTGACGCTCATACGTCTGTTCGTAACCATCACCCGTAATCTTAACATGCAGCGTCTTAGATATGTTTCCACTGATATAACACGGCAGCACAATATCTCCCTGGTAGGCTTTCCACCAGTTAAATTCTGATATTGAGAGGAAGAGGGCAGACAGTGTGATTGAGTAGACTAACGCAGGAGAGGTTTGCCCCGTCACCTCACCTGTAATCTTCACCATGATATTATTCTGTCCTGATTCGAGGAACTTGAAGACATCTACAGTGGTGAGTGTATTTGACTGACAGCGACCACGAGCCTTAGATACAAACGTTCCATCTCCAGCCTTAGCGAAGATCTCGTAAGTACCCCATTCTCCTGTGTCGATAAAATCGCTCTGTCCGACATCCTTAGTGCGAGACACAAACATAAACTTAATAGCACACTCACCAGCTGACTTAGATGCAGAGAGAGTAGTAGAAGGAGACTGATTGACAGCACGTAAGTAATAGAGAATAGATTGCTGTTGTCCTCCGCCACCTTGCCCAATAGGGAGTTCAGACAGTTTCATTGGGACCCACTGGTCACCATTCCATACGAGTACACACGTCTCAGACGTGAGTTCGTCTGTTTCGCTATTTACATTTGAAAGCTGTCCGAGCGTAGGGCGGTTCTTCGCAATCGTCTTCTTTACACGCTCCTCCTCAGAGTTCTGTGCGTCGATTAACTCATTGACCTTCTCGGGTAACTTGTTAAATTCGTCAGCGGTCAGTCGTCCGCCTGTCTGTTTATGTTCTAAGTAGAGTTTTTCTATCGCCATAATTATGATAGCTTGAATGGGAATGTATAAGTAAATCCGTTGTTGCCTTCTATCTCGACACCGTGCGCAAGGGATAGCGCATGACAAATGATGTCTTGAAGAAGTTTAGGGTGAGAGGAAGAATAACTCTCACCCGTATTATCTTCGATGCCACGGATAGATGCTTGTGCGAAGCGGTTATCCTTTGTGCGACTTTCTGTGATATATACCTTGATGTGCTTCATTAAATCCGCCTATACTTTTTCAGAAGCCAAATAATGATATAAGCAATAGAAGCTAACATAGTTGCAGAGAGTGCGCCTATTGCCCATCCGCCTACATCCATCTTTATCTTCTGCCACCTACTTAACTCTCGTTCAATGACCTTAGGAACCTCGATGTGTTCCTTCTTGGTAGCACGTAAACTGTCATTGCTCGCCTTATACCTGTCAATCAATCTTTGAAGTGTCAGATTGTCCTTAGTGGCATGCCAGCGGTCACGATAACGAACTATCAATTTCTCCTTGATGTTGCCTTGCTCATCCTTGATGATAACAACGCTGTCATGAATAGCGACACTATCACGGATGTTTATCACCTGTCGAGTGATTAAGCTATCCTTGATATGTACGCTATCCTTCCTTGACATGTAGATAGTATCTGTGCGAATAGACTGCACAGGAACATACACTCTATGTGAACAGCTTGTGAGGCAGAGAGCCGTAAGTGCAAGTAATCCAATAAGGATTAACATTGAATATACGTAGTATTTAATTTCTTTATCGTCCATAACTACACCTTTAACGTGAAACATTGTCTGCGTTGCTTTCCATCAGCACGCTTATAGCCTACATGCACCCATCGGGAGGTCTTCGATTTCTCGATAATGATTTGGTCAAAGCCATAGCCCATTTTTGAGAAATCAGTTGCAAAGAAACGTTCAAACTCATCTTGCTTACCATTTACGGGCTGCAAGTCAGCTGCATAGCCCTCGACGTGTGCGGAGGTCTTCACACCGCCTACAGCCTTATTCAATTCTGGTGAGCGGTAGCCACTTGTCACACGGATAGCAGGATTCTCGATTTTGTGACGCTCGCAATACTTACCCCATTCCGCACGAATACTCTCTAAAAGAGTAATCGTTTCGGTAAGATGAACCTTCACAATAGAAGGAGGGTTGTTGTTTATCTTTAATTGTTCAGCGGTGCTGGATTGTACCAGCTCCGCTATTGAGAAATTTGCCATAACTAATCAAACTTTGGTTTATCATCATCTACATTAACGTGCGAACTCTTAAGATACTCACTAAGGAACGGCACTTTGTCTATCGCTTTCAGTGTCAGAACGTAATATACAAAGCCGGCTACTTTCCACATGGTGGTGTCCTTAACAAGCATTATCCGCCAATTTCTTGCAATGTTTGTAGCATAAAACCATATTGCTACACCACATAACACCTTTACTACGCCCACTGTTTCGTCTTCGTTGTGCAGGAAGTGCCCCGTAATGAATACGGATGACGTCATGACAAAAAATAGTGCGCAATGAATAAAAAATACCATTGACTTCTTCAAATTCCAATGCTCGCCTTGCGTCATGCCTGCTATCCACCCAAATAGATAGTTAAGAGTGAACACAACTATCATGGCATACATAAAGTCACGTATTGGAAAGAATAGGCTCAGCATTCCGCTAACAATACTACACATCGCGTACTTAAACTGTTCTAAATAATTCATACCAGACACATTAAGACTCCAATAACTGAACCCACCAACCCAGCAGCTATATCCTTAAAGTCAAACTGCTCTTTGCGAAGGTAATAATCAACACACTCTTTTGCCACCATTAGCAGCAACACACCAACAATAGCAGGATACGCCCACGCTTCAACGTGTGCAAACAACTTACCAAGCATAAATGCTAAGATAAGACCTACAAGCAAATGCAGATACTTGTCGCTACCAATAGCAGCGAACTTCTCGAAAATCCTGTAAATACAATCTAAAAGTTTTTTCATATTATTTTATTTTAAATTAATAATGTTCTTACCAGTCAAAATCAATACCAGCCGTATAGAATACGCCTGCACCAAGATTATCATTACTCTTCTCAGGAGTTAACCAATGTGGATTTACGTACATATATTCAAACACATACCCACCTTCAAACTTACGAAGTTCTCGATGGTCAAAAATGTACACAGCTTGACTATCATTGCCATTAATAACCGTCCACTGCTTGCCATATCCCATCCCAAAAAATTCATAACAGAAATTCTTAGTACCATTGAATATAATAACATCAATAGGAACACCTACTGGAAGTTCATCAAAATAGGTTTGCGAACCCTTTTGAGCCTTTGGATTATCAATATCCAAAATCTCTCCAGATTCACCCCCGAAGCCAGGAGAATACATTGGGATTCTATAATAATTAATGTGTCTACCATTTATAATTATATGGTTAAAAGTTAACATTATACGAATACCATTTTCAATATGCCCATCATTATAAACAAACATTTCCTCGTCCCTTATAACCGCACATACTCTCGACTTATGCCCGAACTGACTGTTACAATAAATGTTAGTTGCATAAAAATTATGGAAACGCTTACGAATGTCACCCGTTGTTTCGCCCAACATTCCAAAATCACCTGTAAAAGCCATATAGCCTTTATTTCCCATAGTCCCGAATGTAATGCCACCAACCTTATTAGTACCGTCAAGGCAATCTAACGAAGTAAACGAGCCACTTGTACCTTTGAGTGTACCCTCAAATGTACTATCACCAGTAACGGTGATATTTTGAAAAGTAGCTCCTTTCGCATCGATAGTCTGCGCCTTGATACCTTTAGCGACTATTTCCTTTGCATCAATAAAATAAGCATTAAGCTTTTCACCATCAGTAAAGAAAGGAACATTGCCAGTTGTTGTTCTTACCTTGAAACGGTCTGCAACAATATCAAAAGTGCTATTCTCACCATTAAGAGTGAATCCGACACGCTTAAGACCTGTCCGCAAGTCTGTCACAACGGCTGAGATTGACTTATCACCAACCTTCAATGAGGTTTCAAACTGCTTCGTAGTAAACTCCTGTGCTGCCTGCCAATCCTCGATATTGAACTCTTCGCCTGCTGCCTTGGGACGAACACATACGAGTAAGTCGTTTTTATACTCTTCTAAGGTAGCATTGCTCCATTGGTCGCCCTTGTCATATGGCGGAACAGGCCGTTCTTGCACGAACATCCTACGCTTACCATCTGCCGTGTCTTGTGCGTGCTTAGCTGCTTCAAGCGATTTCAACACATCAGCATCCGTAATCTCGTGCCATGAATACGTATTGTCAGGATTCTTCTCAAATGAATATGCTCTACCGCCACCTGTCTGTGCATAGCTTCGATTATAGTAGATGTCATGCAGGTGCATCTCCTTTGTCGCATCGTCCGCCCACTCGTTAGCAGGTTCAGTGGTGAGTGTTGGAACGGCATCACCAAACCAAATAACAAGCTGCTTGTCCGCCTGCTGCTGAACAGAATTAATGCGCCCCTGCATAGAATCTAAGAAGGCTTGCAAGGGGATATATTCGCCACTTTTAGCAGGATTCTCGACACGTATCTCGAAGTTCTGCTTATCAAATAAGAAGATAGGAGGAGGGAGGATAAAAGAATTGATACCCTTTATAATTTTAAAGTAAGGCGCACCCTCACCAGCAGCTGACTGTATGATAGCACTCTGCCTTTCCTTAACTGTAAGGTTACCCAACTGCACCACCTCGTCACCTACCTGTGGAACATCGCTACCACTTGCATAGTTTTCCGCATTCGTGTTATCAGCAATGTCGACATAATCCGTTCCAACCTCAACAACACGCCTATGCCAATAGTGATTAGCTGTTTGTCCGTTATTATCAACGAGATTAAATGTCTCACAAAGAGCCAAGTCATCCACTTGCATTGAGTTATACACCCTACGCCCTTCACTATCCTGCTGAACAAAATAGCACCTCCAAGCACCATCAATCTTCTCTATTCGTGAAATAACAAAGCCACCAGCAGAGTTAACAACCTTGCCTTTAATGTGAGATGTTTTCATCACCTCCACCTCTTCTGCTGTCAGTTTCTTTCGTGCGTGAATATAGTCAGTATCAACGTGCCACTGCCCATTGTCATCCTTATAAATGCCAGCACCTGAGCCATCCTTTACGAAATCATCGCCAAACTCAATACCCTTTAAGAATGTAATTACCTCTTGAGCGGTATCGGGGGCTAATTTATCAAGGAAACGCTTTCTCCCATGAGTTTCTATCAGACGCTGAATTTGTGGAACAGTGAGGTTGTTTCCTCTATTTTCAGCAACAGTCCCTCCATTGCCACTTTCAAGAGAATTTATTTTCTCTTGTAGCTTTTGTATTGTACCTACCGATTTGTCTTCACGGAGAGTTACCTCATAGGTTGGTATCTTCCCATCTTCTTCTCTAATTGTTAACTGATCAATAGAAATCTTGCCTTCAATATGTAGGTCGGCATCTTCAAACTGCAATATGTCTCCCTCTTTTATAGTGTCGTGGAGAGATGATATAGAACCTGTCTGATCAGAAGTCGCTTTGTCATGCTGACGCTGCATATATAACTCGTCAATCTTAGGAGAGTAGACATAACGAGTATAATCGTTCTTGTCGAGAAATGCAAGAGCATATTTCAATAACCGAATCGAAGCTGCTTCAACATACGAATCGGGTAGGGGAATACCCAATAATACAAAATGGTCATTCGCTCTAACTTGATAATCATTGTAAGGAAAATAGAGGTTCAAACTCTCATCCTTAACTCTTTGACATGTCAACTCCCATATCCCATCATTCTTCTTGCGTGCTGAACTAATCTGAAACGTACGCCCTCCACACATTCCATCCTTCATTGAAATATATGGTGTTTCCGTTGAATTTCCGATAAGGTCATTTATATCAAAGTTTATAGCAGCTTTTAAGTAGATACTGAAATTAGGAATGGTGGAACCATCCTTAAAGACTCCATTGTCCTCTATGGTATCTGCGGACAAAACCTCGTCTATCCTTACACCATCTACCTCTGTTTTCTCGATTGTAGGGTATATATCCTCAATCCCTCTCTGTAAGTCTTTATTGTCGAAATATACAGAGTTTGGACGAACACCAATCTCCCCTATATTAGGGGAGTCTATGTATGGACGGTATTTATTTTCTGAAAAAAGATGAGATTTATCTCCTTGATATATTCTCTTTTTTGTTTCTTCGCTTTGCTCATCCCACCATTGCTTCAAGGATTTATTCGGGAAACCAGGTAACATGAGGCGGTCAACCGCCATATTATTAGGCAGATTATCAGTTGCGTACGCCTTGTTTTCCTTTGGGAAACTTTCTTTTTTTACCCCTGAGAGAAAAGTGATTCTTTGACCAACTTCAACCGCATTTCCGAAATTTTGAATATCGGCAAGGTCGTTTTGGTGACTTGCAAGATTTAATGTATTATTGTGGGCTGCAAAGAAACAAGTCTTTTCCGAGTTCTTTGCTTTAAAAACAGAGGCTTTTACCTTAAAGCCGCCACATTCCATTGTTACTAAATACGACGGTCTACCATCACTTAACTCGTGTAATTGATTATAGAAATAAGCGATTGAGAAGGGTAAGTCAAGATGAGCTTGTATATTATAATTCCCGTCAGAGCTTCCCTTAGTTTCTATAGATGATACAGTTGCAAATGCTTGTAAATTAAGCGTTGCATAATATCTATTTAGAAGATTCTTGGAAGAACCATACGCACGTAACCGAGTTGTAATAGCTTGTTCGCTATCCGCATTTTTCTCTATTCTGCGTAGTCCACACCCTTTTCCGTATTCAAATATGTGAGACGTAGGCAACCCTGCCGTCCCTACAAACACATTTCTTCCTCGTGTGATGAAATTCACGTCAAACTGACTATTCACCAATGCAAGAGCATTCCAGCAGCTTAGGTTATCTGCCGTGATAGACGTTGAATCTATTACATTGTCAGTAATCTCATTACCGTATGTTTTATCCCAAACAGATAAGTCACATCCTCTCTGCCCAGAACGCAATCTGTTTCTGCTATACAATTTCCACTCGCCATCTCCCCATTGCTCGTTAAGATTAGCTTGTATTCTATCAAGTAAATCATCAAGAGAAGATACGTAAAAGGCAAATTTGGCTAACGATGTATAATGAAGCTGATTATCATGTAATACGATGTCTAAAAACTCCGTTCTCGCTAACTCGTCCTGCTTTGCGTTGAATTTAATATTTTCGTAAACAAAAGATTCGCCATACTCGTTGCGTCGTGATTGCTTTATAACACTTGGGTCGTAATTTATCTCAAAGATTTCCCCACGATACGTCAAATAATCGCCTATCTTGAAAAGAATAGGAGATGCACTCTTTAATGTTATCGTTACATAACATTCACCCATCCATGAGCCATTATACTCTATACTCCTTGTGGTAATATCATTATTAGCCTCGTCTTTTAAGACACTACCATCTATATGTCGTATCAGCCACTCTCCCATATCTTTTAATTTTTTCTTAACCCTATTACCGCGTTATTAGCATCGTAAGAAGGCGACACGTCACTTAAAGGATCGTTCACCTTGAAAGTTATTGTAAAAACGAGTGTATCACCATCCGAATCTCTTACGAGTTCAGCTTTGTCGTTTAATTTGTCAAAACGAATCCCTGCACGGCCTATCTGTGTCCAAGTGCAATACATCATCATTTCCGCACCTGTTCCATCAAGTCCTAACAAGTACTTTAGAAATTTTTGTACTTTCGCATTTGCAGAATACTTATCGCCCTTACAACAAAATTTAACATCCATTGTATAGGCTTTAAGTTTTAGTCCACCAATAGGTATATATTCGTCATCTCCATGCTCATCATTCCAGTCTTGCTTGGAGAGATCTTTTGCTTCCACAAGCAACTTAAAAGGAATATCTGCACAGTAAATATCAAAGTCGACAACTGTTTCTTTCACGGCTGCTCTCTCTTTCATTTTCTGAATATAAACCTTATCGTATCCCATATATTTGCAATCTTATTGCGCAAATATACGAATTAATGTATAAATATACAACAATTAGCGCATAAATATTCTTGTGTTATTTGATGATATTCGCAAGAAAATAAAATCTTCTTTGTTTACAAGTATCGATTCATACCCTTAACATGGATAAAAAGCAGAGATAACACCAAATCCACTCAAAGAATTATTTTAAGAATTTGAAGACAAAAACTTACTACTTGTTGCGATATTTTTACATTTAACATAATTGAAAAGTCGGAATTTGACAGAATAGACAAAACAAACTCATAAACGTTTGCAAAGGTGGCAGATTATTGTTATCTTTGTGCAGATATTAACATAAGACTAAAAACTGTAAAGTATGAGAAAGTATTTATTTTTATTTCTTGCCATACTGTCAATGGCAACAGTATTCATTTCATGTTCATCAGACAATGACGATGATGGCAATAGAGAAAGTGAACTCCTCGTGGCTTCCTATAATAGAGTCAAATCCCAAATCATCGGAAATTGGATATTGGAATCATATTACACAAGACAAAGTACTAATCCGTACATAAAAATCGGATGGAACGATGCAGAAGAAGCATATTGGAGCAACGGTAAGGACTACAAACTTTCTTTTTCTAACAGCAATGTCACCAACAAAGAAAACCATGTTTTCCCATACGCAGTTACACTAAAAAAGGATTATACTACTTCTATGTATAATCCTTCGGAGAACGATTATCAATATATTTACAAAAAGGGGATAGTATTGTTAGAGTATGACGGTAATAAATATGTTTGTGATATAAAGAGCGACGGAAAACTATATCTATATGATTACCAAATAGGGCTGACAGGGACTCCGAAATATAGGTATAGAAGAAATTAGGCCAACAAAAAAAGATAAGCAAAGAGAGCGTGGTAAATCCGATACGCTCTCTGTTTTTAATTAGTGCTTGTTTCTATTTCTAATCACAACGTTGTCGCCAGAGGTCTCTATTGTTCCTCCATATTTATATACGAAACACTTTGATTGGCCTTCTGACTTAACAACAATGACTGCGTTGTCGTACACGTTGATGTAAGCGGCAGAACCATTGCTTAGCTTGATATTAAGCTTACTATCTTCACGTACATAAATCTCAACCGCACTCCCATCACTGATTTCAAGTGACATATCTGATTTTCCATTGATGATCATGTCACCGACATTCTTTAATGTAGCTTTTTCATCAATATAAATACCATGCTTGTGCCGTATTTCATCGCTTGCGTATTTCTTCAATGTTTTATTCAATCTCCAATTTGGGTGATCTATAATAAACTCCATATTGTCGGCATAGAGTTGGCACAAATCGTCAACCGATTCGTACCCACTCCAAATATTATAAATATCATCACACATGCCTAACTGACGACCCTCGTCTTTCAATTCACATGACAACTTATTTTTCTTTCTAAACATAACTAATACTATTAATGAATATTTACTTTTTTTAGACCCGGAGTTGTAATATCCCTAAACAAGGATAGAATACGCTCTGTGTTTTCTGCATTCTTTTGCGTGTTAATGGAAATAACTCTCAACTCGGCAAGTTGTGAATTTGCAATATCGCTCATCTGAGGCATTGAAGCCATTGCATCGGCAATCCTTTGTATATTCACTCTGTCTACTGAAACATCAAGCCTTATAGCATTTACATAGCTGGCGAGAATGTCAGCAGTTTCCTCCGTAATAGACTTAATGCCATTACCCACAGAACTTGAACCATTTTGAGTTAGATCCATCCCCTTTGATTTTAACACCTCAAAAACTTTGGTAATATTCTCAATTGCAGATTTACCATCCTTTTCAATAATATCCGCAAGGTCTAAGATATCATTTTCGTCAAGTTTACCACTCTTGTCTGTCATCTTTTTCTTTATGAGTTCTTGTGTCTTGCTTAGTGCAGCCTCCATCACTTTTGTTGTCAGTATATTTGTCGTAAGATTTTTCATTAAATCTCTCACCTTATCGTGATAGGCTTTTGCCGCATCTTCACCCTTGCTCCATGCTTCAACGACAGCATTTGTAAGTTCCTTTGCCCACGACTTCAAATCAATATCATAGATACTTTTTGCCATATCCATTGCAAAGGTTGCAATGTTAGACTTTAACTCCGCAACTTGGCTTTCGTAGTCGTTAATTTTCCCTTCGTCTTTTTTCTTCTTTTTCTTCTCACTTTCTATCTTTGCATTGGTTTGGTCAAGTTGCATATTCATTACTGCAAACTGTTGGTCGTAGTAAGTTTGCGTGCGATACGCTTTTTCCATAGCGGCGTTTGTTTCTTCGCTATAAACAGTAGTATGCTTCTTCTTCTTGTGCCCAAAAAGACCTCCAACTATAAAACCAACGATAGCACCAGCAACAGCACCGACCGCAGCTCCAATTGGACCAACTGCAGAGCCTAACAACGCCCCCGACAAAGCGGCTGAACCAGCACCTACCGCAATACCTGCACCAGCACCAATTGCTTTACTTGTAAGACGAGTGTCATGTCCATACTCAACACCTCTTTTTGCCATGGAGTAGTTATCAAGACCCTCTTTGAGCTTCTTGACATCATCCGCATCGGCCTTGTATCCGTAAACGCCACCGAGTGTTTTCTTTAAATTTCGCTCAATAGAGCTTTGGAGGTTACTAAGAGCCTTTAATTGTCTTTCTGCAAACTGTATTTGACGGTCGAGTTTTGCATCTCTTGCACGTGCTGTTCCTGTGAACCAACCAGCAAAAGAACGATACACACCAGTAACCGCCCCCATAACGTTTCCGCTTTTGAGAGAGTTCCATCCGTCTGCCGCACCTTGCGAAGCTTCACTGAAACCACTGACGAACTGATAACCTTTACTGTCACGAATACCATCTCCGCCCTTACCAAGCGTATCAAAGTCCTCTGCTAACTGGTCAACAAATTTCTTCATGCTCTGTACGGCGTTATTTATACCGTTGACGATAGCATCTATCATACTAACAGTGCCTTTCATTCCGCCAGCCATCTTAGACATTGCTTCGCCTTGTTGACCCATGATTTTGGCATTGCCCATCTGATTTTGCGCTATTTGCATTCCAGAGGTGTCGCCATTTAGCTTTGCATTCTGGAAATACTTGCTTGCTTGCTCGTAATCGTTTGATGACCTATTTTGCATTTCGTCACCTTGCTCCTTATACTTTTGTATAACGGCATCAAGACCACCCTGCAGATAGGTTATGAAGTCAGACTGACTATTATGAAGTTTCTCCATCTGGTCATTAATCTGCTTCATCTGCTTTGTGTACTCACGAGCATCAATAGCACCATTTTGGAAGGCCTTGTTTACAATATCCCTAATCGTAGCACCATATTTCTCTGCTTCGTCTGTGCTTAGCGTTGTAATTGCCCCAAAGAAATTATAGTATGACGCTGAATGCTTGGCTGCTTCAAGGTTTACATTGCTTATATCTCTATTTCTTTGTTGATCAAGTAAAATCTTACCTTTTCTTAAAGCTTCGTTAGAAATGTATTTAGCGTTTTCTTCTTCGAGTTGATTACGCTTTTCAAGACGTTCTATTTGTTCGTCATACGACTGATTAATGGAATCAATCTCTGCCTGATAGTTTTGCAAATACTCAAAGCCGTGTACAAGGGAGTCTGCAATCTTCTCGTCAAGTTTATCTGTTTCCTTTTTGAAGTCAATAAGGATTTTAGCTAACTCTTGACCAAATCTGTCCTTAATCTGGTTATCTGTAAGTTTCAAAACTCCCTCTAAACCATCTGGTCCGAAATCAACCTTCTTAACGCCAGCGGTTACCCTAACTTCATCAAGGCTCTTTTTATTTCTCTCCGAAACAGGCATTTCGTTGTTTACAAAGTCCTTGGGAGAGAGTTTTTCCCCTTGAATAGATTTCAGCCTATCACGTAAATATCCGTAATAACTCCCCTTGTCCTTTCGATACACACCATAGGACCCGAATGAGAACTCCGCAGCAACGGAACTTGATGTAACCTTCGATAGCTTTTGATACAAGTCATACTGCTTCGATAAAAGGTCAAGTTCCTCGCCAAGCATTTCAACTCTGTCGGAGGCATTTTTGTACTCAATATCCGCTTCTTTCTTTGACGCTTCGGCTCTCGTTTCCGCAAGGAAATTTCTTTGATCCTCCGTTTTAGCAAGCTTTGAATATCCATCAGCGAGTCTTTCTAAATTTCCTGCTAAATTTCCTGGGTCAGTGTAAGTTTTGCTTATACTACCGAAACGCTTATCGTTACGAAGACGTGTCTTTGCGTCCTCTCTACCCTCTATCTTACGCCACTTTTCCCATGTTTCGTAATATTCTTCGAGTAGTTTCTTGCGCCTCTGCCATGTGTGGAGGATTTCACGCTGACGACGTTCCTCAGCCCTCCTTGCTTTTTCTGCGGCACGTTCAGCTGCTCTCTTTGCAGCCTCAGCTTTTTTCTTTGCAATCTCAGCTTTCCTGTCTGATTTAGATTCTGGAGTGATACCATTTGCCAACGCAACCTTACGCCACCTTTCTTGTTCTTTGTACAAAGGAGCAAGTTCGGAACGGGATGCGTGTCCTGCGACAGCTGCAAGGTACGACTCTCTTTTGGAGCTATATCGTTTTTTTATATTAGAAGCTACTTTTTCCCAATCATCCTCATCCGTAGCTACTGTATTAAGTTCAGCGGTAGTAATAACACCGTTTCCATACTTATCTACGATGTTACGCATCAAGCGTTTACCAATATCTGTCTGCTTGTCGTATGGTGTTAATGGCTTTTCTGTTTCTATATCTGACGCAACAGCAACTCGAACTCTATCAGCATATTCTTTCGCAAGCCCAAAAAACTCTATAAGTGCCTCTGACAGCTTGCCCTTTGTTTCAGCAGAACCATTTTTCAACTGATGAACAATTGAGCGTATCATGTCTTGGGTGTATTCTGGATTGCGTTTACAGTAATTTTTATAATCCTCTAAGTCCATTCCACGCTCGTGGGCTGCCTTGGCGAACATTCTTGGAATATCATCGTTAACAATCTCATTCCAATCGTCTGTTACTTCCTTAGATCGTGATTGATATGTGTCTGCAAGGCCACTAAAAGACGTATCACTCTGTGATATTCTCCTCTTGATCTCTCCCCATGCGTCAGATTCAGAAAGAATACGTAACTGTTCCTCAAATGGCTTTCCTTGAATTTCCGCGTAAACATCAGCGTAGCTTCCCTTTATCTCGTTCATAGCCTCAACAATCTGACGCTTGTACGCTTCAAGTTCTCCACCTATGTTTTGGAACAAACCCTGAGACCATTCGTAATCTGTGATATTTTTTTCAATATCATCATTAAATAAGAAATCCCAAGCGTAGTCGGTAGCGAAACCAAGACCAAGTCCCAGCATTGGGTTAAAATCCTGCGAGGTAGCAGAAACAGACGTAGCTTTAATCATTTCGGATGACTCTTGCGAATATCGAATCATTGCCTTTGACTGCTCACCCATCTGCTTTATGACATCAAGTAGAACGTCATACTTCTCTTGCAATGTCTTTGCATGGTCAACTTGCTCTTTCATTGACTTAGAGTACAAATCGCTATTCTCAACAATGTCTTGCATATTTCGCACAGAGTCTTCTGTTACGCCACTGCTACTTGCAGTTTCTATACCTTTAGAATATATTTCTATCTGCTGCCTTGCATGCTGAACAGCAGCCTCCATCTGTTGTTCTATTCGGTTATTCCATTGGCTATACCCCATCCATAGAGCCAAGCCAACAGCAGCCCCCATCATTGCAATATTTCCAGTAGACATAAGTCCTCCAAGTCCACTTCCTATTCCAGATGTTGACAAACGCATCATAGCAAGATTACCCTTTCTTGTATTGCCCTCTTGTCCTGCTAAAAGAATGAGTTTCTCCTGCTCTGCTGAAATGAGTTGCATCTGTCGAAGTTGAACAACAAGTGAGCTGCTAACCTCACCTCTACGCATCAATCCTGCTATTTGGGCGGCATTAATCTTCCCTTCTGCAAACAACTGTGCATAAGCCATCTCTTTTATAGCCTTTGAACCTAATAGTTGTTGTTGACGTAGAATATTTTGTTGGGCAACCTCAGTCGTGATTTTACCCTCCATGACAGCCTGCATTTGACTATTCGCATACATTTTAAGTTGAGCCGCTTGCACTGATGACATTTGTAAAGCTATACGGCCAGTGTTTAAGCTAAGAGCGTTTAGACCCCAATTGACAAGCTGCTTACCAGCAAGAACTGCCCCGAAAGATAAAAGCAATGGGCTTATTTTATCAAGCTGGAGAATAAAGGCTACTGCGCCTTTTATTGCGGTTTTGAACACACCACCAATAATACCCTCACCTTCCGCAAACTTACCAAGCATGATTTCCCACGCATCTATCAATTTGTTCCATTGCCCTAACAATGTTTCAGATAAGACGAACTGCATATTGTAAAACTGTCCGCCTTTGTCTGTCATTTTCTTGATAACAGAATCAACATCGTCGAAAGAAACCTCACGCTTGGAAATCATTTTACGTACATCAGCCGTTGTATAATCAGATTTCCCGTTTTTCTTATTTTCGTTATAAAGGTCGGCTATTTTTTGCAACATTGGTAAGCCGGCATAAGCAAATTGACGCAATTCTTTTCCATCAAGCCAGCTTCGAGATTTAACCTGTCCATATGCAAGACCAAGTCGCTCAAATGACACGCCAAGACCTGATGCAATATCAGCAAGACGTTTTGTTGTGTCATACAGTTTATTTGTTTCTACACCGAAAGCTGCTAATTGTTTAACATCTCTATTAAGCTCTTGAAACTTAAATGGAGATTGCAATGCCAGTTCTTGCGTTTGAGAGAACAGGGTGTCAGCCTTTGCAATATCACCAAGAATAGAACGTAATGCTATGTGTTGCTGAACAATATCGCCACCAGTTTGAATAACAGAGTCCGCAAATTGTTTTGCACCATACACAATTCCACCTTGCAGCAACAGACTTTTCATGTCGTTCATGACACCAGAAGTTTTACTTGCAGCATCATACGCTTGACGGAAGGCAGAAGCTAAATCTCTTGCCGCACGTGCATTAGCCTCTACAGCTCTTTCTGACTGGATAGCAGTTTCCTTGTACGCCTTTAAGGAGGTATTTGCTTCTTGAATAGATCTTGCGCCATTTGAAAAAATAGCTTGAATGCGATTTCCGTCAATAAGTTTACTACCGTCAATGCTATTAAGGGTGCGTAAATATCCTTGCAACTTATTCAAAGACGACATCAGATTTGCATCCTTCATGAAATTAGGAATAGCCTTTATCTGATTGATGGCGTCTGCCGTCTTTCTAATTTCGCTTCTGAGGCGCACAATTCTCGTAGCGGCACCATCAATAGCATTCGCCATTTTGAGCATTTCCTTTGAAGGTCCTTCACCATTCGATTCATTAGCTTCGCGAAGTTTTGCCGAGAGTTTGCGAATAGAATCTGTCGCTTTATTAACAGATATATCCATATTCACAAACTTGGCCATTATATTGTTAAGTTCTTTTGATACGTTATCTTGAACTCCAAGGGAAAAGCTCATCCCTCCTAAATTTCCATCTGCCATAATCCGTTATCCTTTATCGTCTTGTTTAATATCGTTGTTGAAATAATCATTGAGAGAGATTTCTCTTCCAACACGTGAAGCTTTATGCTTCTTCTCCCATGCCTCTGTTAGTTCGTCTATTTCGGATTTACTTGCATGCTTACCATCATTTTTCTTCGGATAGACAATAGTTGGTTGATCTATTGCCATAAGGTCAATCTGCGCTGACGTATAACCCCACCAATAATCGTATGCACGTATCCCGAAACGACATTCAAAGAGAAAACTAAATTTCTCAGCTAAGCTAAACGCTCCTCCCCAGCTTGTTCGGCTTGGATATGCTCTGCTTCCGCTTTCGTCATCGTCATCATCGCATCCGTCATTGCGGTCGCTAATATGGTAGTGAGTTGAAATGCTGCTGATTGTATTTTTTTTTTAGCAACATTAAGAACACCCAATACCTCCCATACGTCAAGGTCAATGATGTAATAGTAGTATCGCCACAAGAGCCAATAGAAAAAGCGTATCTTCCAGACGTTGTTGAGCTGTACAACCGCACACTGCTTGATGCGCTTCTTCCATTCATTTTTCTCTTTTAATTCAATATGAGTAAATTTCCTCGTTGTACCCTTATGAAGCCAACCAAGCATCCTCTTTTTACCTCTGAAAGTATATTCTGTAGGAGTTTCGTTTAGAATATCATCAAGGACTTCTTGAAGTTCTACGTTTGGCTGCTCTATCTTTTTTGTTGCCATGTTCTTTTAATTAGTAAAGGGCGACGGCTCTTGTTGAAAGCCAGCCGCCCTTGCGTTGTTGTTATCCTAAATACTAATACCTATGGAGATTAGTTTATGCTTTCTTCAACCATGCGATAGAAGGCTTGTCGCCAATCTCCAGTGTACCTGTAAGGCCGATAGCATAAACCTTACCATCGTCCATCAAAGGCTTAGCCCAGAGGGCAACACCAGAGAGAATCATGATATTCTCTTGCGTATCGTCCTCGATGACGAACGTACCAGTAATCTTGTGCTTGGTAGGAGTAAGAGCCTGACCTTTGTAGTTCGCGCTGCCAATAGTAGCCTGAACGTTGTCCTTAACGGCATCCTCCCCGTGCGCCCATTTCAAAACATCTGCGTGCTTTGTTGGTACGGTGAACGAAATCTCGAAGTCGCCAATCTCTGCGGTTGACTGCCAATCGCCATTCATACCAATTACTTTGTAATGGGTCAACGATGGGTCACCTTGCTCAATCTTCAGTGAATCTACCTTCACGGGAATGTCAAGTTCGGGAGCAAGAGCAATAGCGGTTGCGCTGCTAAGGTCTACCGCTGCCTTTTGATACATGAGAGAAGAAGGTCCAGAGAAAATATCCTTCAACTCGGTTTTCTTTTTCATTGCCATAATGTTATACTTTAAAGTGTGAAAAAATAATTTACTTTGTTCTTAATTGCCCTTGTATGAATGTTACATGAAATCCTGACTTATCACTCGTCTGTAGGGTTATCTGTGGATTATTTATCTTAAATTCATTAGTGTTGATAGGAAATAATTTTAGAACAGCGTTCACCTTTTCATCCATCTTTTTTATATCCATGCTATTAGGATTACTTGCAGATACAATATCTCTTACATAGATTTCCAAAATGATAGAAGTGGAAAAATCATTATACTCACCACGTTCCCCTAACTCATTGTTATAAACAGCGGAAGGAAGACTAATGACGATATAACTATCAGGTCTATCAGTGACCGAAGCAGGTCTATCTTGGTAGTACCCCTTATCACAGATACCATTTACTGCTTTCGCAATACCGTAGTATAATGTCTTTAAACTTACCATATCTTCTTCGATGATGCTCGTTTTGCTACTTCGTCTTTAACTGCAATCATGAGGTTATGCGCCTTAAAAGCATAAGGAACGGCTGCGACAACTTGTACTCCCCATGTGTATTTTTTAGGCGTACCAGAAAACATATCTGTAAGATATTTCCTTGACTCCGTTGGACCGTCGACCCTTTTTTCTCCAGAGGGAGCCGTGTAAGGTCCTCCATTTGAAGATGCAGAAGGATCAGCGTAGAAAGGACGAAATTTCTTCATACCTTTCGTTAATGTCTTGCTTATTGGAGATTTCTGAATGTCGCCAACAGAATATATGGCGAATGGTTTTCCTTTGTAATAAGCAGCTGCACTGATTGATGTAAACAAGTTACCAGTAATGTCATAAAAGTCATTTTCGCTCATTGGATTATGTTTAGCAATAGCAATATCAACAGCTTCAACAGCAATAGCATCAACAACCTGCTTCGCCTTTTCAACCGCGTATGCGTTGAATGGCTTGAAAATTCTCTTTTGAAATTGCTCTGCTAAACTTTCCATATCACTAAACTCTTACAAGTTCCCAATAAACAATCGTTCTATCATTATCAGGCTCACAATCGCGAACACGACCTTCTTCTGTGTTGTTTCCAACGGTAGTATAGATTGTATCTCCATCAAGAGGCAGTTTTCCAGCTTCCCATTTGTCATATCTAACAGGGATAGAAGCTTTACGCTTATTTATATCAACCTTTCCCATTCCGTTGGTTGTGGTGTCAGTAAAAGAGCGTCCTTTGCCATTGTACAAAGCCTCTTCCTGCTTTTCTGTCTTTGTGTGAGGAGTAGAAGTGGTGTTCGTTGCGAATGGGTCTTCGCTATCAATCTCGCTATCGTCAACGACAGGAACTTGAACGTCTGTTAGGCGCACTATCTTGATCGTGTGAGGGTAACGAGGATTGTTTACTACTTCTTTTCTCATAATCAGAAACGAATTATATGTGGAAGAGGGTTGCCAGCAGTATCAGTATTGGCACGCATAATTCCACCACTATTAATCCTGAATTTTGATGATTTTCCAAAAACAGACTCTGGCTCCAATTTCTTATAGATATTGTTTGCCTCAGCTTTGAGTTCCTTGATGTCGTCCTGCGTTAATTGATAACCACCAGACGAGTGAGTCCATCCATTATCAGTATCAGAAGTGTTATTAACCTTACTTGGACCGAGAACCATCCATTTCAAAAGGTCAGCATAGGCAAGTCGAACCTTATCCATATCACAATCAATGATGGGAGTTGATTTCTCAAACCCTCTGTCAATGAAAATAGGATATAGCGCATCGACGGGCACTTCAAACTTAACCTTTGCAAGGATATAATCCTCAATCGTGTAGGTCTTTCCTACTTCTGATACTGCTTCCATACAAGTTCAATCTAATTGTTAGTCGGCGGTGTTAATGTCGATGATGTAGTGGTTAGGGAACTCTATCAAAGCAGGACATGCCGACAACATAACGTCGGTGTGCCACTCTTTGAAGTGACCGTTATTCATTGTTGAGTTGATAACAAGGGATAAACCATCGTTACCACGACCAAATACAGAAGTGATAGTACTAGCACCAAACTGCTTAATCATCTGCTCATCAAGAATTGCCTTATGCTCGAACTCAACTGCATCGCCTGCTGGACGGAGAACGGCTGTACCATCCTTCCATCCCTTAACGACCTCCTCCTTAGAATGGGTCTTGTTGCTTTCCTGCTCAACGACAAGTTCAATAGGAGATACACCTTCTAAATCAACAACTGCCTTATTCCATTCCGATGCGACAACAGGAATTTCCTGTGTTGAAGCAAGGAAGTTCAACTTGCGATAATTGGAAACGAACTCACGCACCTCCTTGTTCTTCAAGAAGATGTTATAGAAGTCGTTACGGGTCATCTGCCATACCATTGGACCTGCGTAGTCGCCCATTTGATGGCGCACTTTGTCCTCCAATACTCGCATTTGTGTGAGCAACTTACAGTCAGCGTCAGACCAAGTCTTTACACCAGCCTTAAGGAAATTGCTTGTTGGCACTTCTGCTTTGTGTAGTGGAAGCTGAATACCACGACCAATGCCCGTGTAGTCAATCTTTGCAGTACTCATCAGCTGCGCAGTCATGAAGTTCATAGTTGCATCAACTGCATTGAACTTATCCTGCAACTTATCAACGTATGTAGCAACAATGTCTGTATCGTTACCGAACTGTTCAAACATTTGAACCTTGTAATTGCGCTCCGCTGCGGTCTCAACGATACCCTCTGCGATAAAGTCAGGAATTGATGCCGTGTAGAACTTATCGTTTGAGCCGTCCGTCTGGTTACTATCCCCAAGCGGTGCTCGAAGGTCCATCAAATGTGGTGCCTGCAACTTACGAGACTTAACAGAGAATACTGCCGTGCCGTCTGCTTGAGATGGTGTCTCTGCTGCTGCTTTACGACCTTGTGTCTTGTACCAACCATAGTTAGTGTAGAACAAAGCACTATTATCAAGGAATGACTGCAAGAAACGGTTGTTCTCTGGACTTGCAAAGAACTTGGCGTATCTTGAATCTTCAAAATTGTATTTTGCCATTTCGTTATACCTTTTAAGTGTGAAACATTAGAGTGAGAACCAACCTGCGACCTTACTTGTGTTCAGTGCGAGAACACTTGCTGGCATTGGGGACATCTTTGCTTTGTAAAGCACAGTACTCTCGTTAGCAAGACATGGGGTGAACAGATAGCGTGCACCCTCGAAGTCGTTGTTTGTTGCAGCTGGGTTGTACACGAAATCGAAGTCAGATGGTGCATAGCAGTTAGGGTTAGAAACAATAGCCTTAGCACCTGCGCCAGCCTTGTCTGCTTCCACGAGAACTGCACCAATAGCTGCGGTAACGGCAGCACTAACTGTCAACTTCCAAACATTACCTGCGGTGTTATCTTTCGTTGCTTCAACTGCGGTAACAGTAACACCTGTACCTGTACCCGTAAGAGTGTTTGGCGCAACCATGAGAATATCACCCACGAATGGGATATGACGGAATCCGTCACGCTTAATGAGGACCTCGGTTGTCGATGCAGCCTTAGCCACCTCATAGGTCTTCATAATCTTAATAGTAGCACCTGTATCACCTTCGATACCCGGATTGTACTCTAAAAGGTCACCTGCATAAATCTTTGCATTGCCCTTAAAAGGATTTACGAGAACTCCACCGACTGTTGGGTAAACCAACCCGTTCTTTGCGCTTGACTGCAACTTAACGAATACGTTGCGACTGCCGCCAATCTCGCCATGAGCCTGAATCAGTACAGTACCTTGGAAAACTTCTGCATTGAGAATCCTTTGCTGATAAAAATCAAGTTCTGTCATCTTTGATTAATGTTAATTGTTAAACTGAATACTTATTATTCGGCCTTTGGGTTGTGTCGTCCAACGATGTTACCAACATCGCTCCAGTCTTCTTTTTCCTCCTTACCACCACCATTGCCACCTGCATGTGGTTTACCGATTTCAACGCCAGCTTCCTTGATGTCTGCATTGTACAACCTCTCCGCTTGCTCAACAAGAGATTTTAAATCGACATTCTCATTCGGAATTTCGAGCTTTGAAAGGGCGGACTTGGCAAAGAAGTCGTTGAATTTCAAACCTGCGTTTTCAAACTTCTCCCTAAGACCTTTTCTGACAGAATCCATTGTAGCGTGCTTCGCTCTCTCGGCCTGCTCTTGCTTACGAATGTTACGTTCCTCTGCGAGTTCAGCCTTCATTTTTCTCAGCTCTTCCATGACTTCGCTAACGCTACCATCACCAGCTTCGTTTTTCTTGCCGCCCCCTTCGTTACCTTCATTCTGCTTCTTTCCAACATTCTCCTTATACTCCTTAATCTCTTTTGAGACATCAGCGTGGAGATTGCCGTCCATTCGCTTCAATCGGTTTGCAACTCTTTCGACTAACTTGGAATTTTCGTCCTCGTTGTCTCCAAAATCACCTAAAACGTCATCAAGTTCTTCATTGATGGTCCGCTCGCTAAGTTTTAACTGGGTGCTTCCCAAATTCTTTGTTACTAATTCTCTGAGTTCTTCTCTATCCATTAGTGTTATCCTGTTGATTAATCGTTGCAGAAGAAGGAATCGAACCTTCGACCTGTTGATTATGAAACAACTGCGCTACCGCTGCGCCATTCTGCTAAAAATTTGAATATATATGCAATCTGAGAGCAAAAATATGTATAAAAAATGAATATTCCAAATAAAAATGTATATTTTTGCAAATAATATTGTATATTTATGCTATTTGTGATTAAATGGAAAAACTTTCAGGGTTAACGTTACATAATGGTGATAAGGTTTATACACAGGAATACATACAGTTCTTGCGTGATGCTGACCGTAAGTCTCCAGATAAATTAAAAATCATTGCACAAAAGGGAGCGCAAGAACGAATACTGTCGGTAGACGCTGATATTAAGATAATAGGCGGCAGTCGCGGCGGCAGCAAATCGTTCTCTGCACTCATGGAAACCCTCAAAGATATACGCAATTCTGATTTCCATGGACTTATACTTCGTAAAGAAAAAAATGACCTTGACTCCCTAATCTCAGATTCCTATAAAGTCTATTCTCAATTTGGCATATACAACAAGTCACAGAATGATATGACTTGGAATTTCCAAAACGGAGGTTGGTTGAAGTTCTCATACTACGCAGGTGCTTATCAAGATTTCAAGAATAGATTTCAGGGGCGACAATACGCTTACATTGCTATTGACGAGGGAACACAGATTGAGTATAAGAAATTCAAGTATCTCTTAACAAATAACCGTAACGCTTCTCACATCAGGAATAGGTTTTGGATAACGTGTAATCCTGACCCAGAAAGTTGGGTGAGAAAGTTTATTGACTGGTGGGTTGACGAAGAAGGTTACATTATTCCAGAAAGAGATTGCCAGATACGATATTGCTTTATGGACGGAGATACGCCTGATTCTATTTTTTGGGGAAACACAAGAGAAGAAGTATATGAACAATGCTCAGAACTTATTGATTCTCTTTGGAAGGATAGTTATGAAGAACTCGGTTACACAAAGCTCGATATGTTTATAAAGTCTGTAACTTTTATTCGAGCAGATGTTTCTGAGAACATAAAGCTTATTAGTACAGACGCTTCGTATATTGCTAACCTTGCACAACAGGACGAGGAACAACGTATGCGTGACCTTGAAGCTAACTGGAATTGGAAGGCTGCTGGAGATGATATGGTGAAGATTGAGGATTTGGAGGGTATTTTCAATAACACTATACAACTTGGTGACGAAATACATCGTGCCTCAGCCGACATTGCATTTACTGGCGGTGATAACTTTGTCATATGGCACTGGATTGGAAGGCACACGAAAGATTTGATTGTTATGCGTCTTGATTCAAAAACAATAGTGTCGGTCGTACAGTCAAAGTTGCGCGAGTGGGGAGTAGAGGAATGCAATTTTACATATGATATGCAAGGTATTGGGCAATACTTCAAGGGGTTTTTCCCTAACGCTGTTCCATTTAACAACCAAGCTGCGCCAATTGCTCTTGATAGGAAGGAGGAAGAAGGTATTAAGTATTTATACAAAGACTTAAAATCGCAGTGTGCCTTTATGTTCTACACAGAAATAAAGGAAAGAGGAATATCTATTGAACCTGCTTTGCTTGATAGAAAGTTTAGCGGTAATGGCTTCAAAAATGTCCCACTTAGGCAAATACTAATGAAGGAGAGAAAATCGCTTAGACGTGACGAGACTGGCTCTGACAAGGGATTTAAACTGCTTCCCAAAAAACTTGCAAAAAGATACGTCGGGCATTCTCCAGACTTCTGGGAGAGCTGGTTCTATATCGAAATATTCAGACTAACAAAAAAGAAACATAAAAAGGTAAAAGGATTATGGATGATTTAACAGTAAATTACAGAGAGGTGCTGACAAAGAAACCATGGTGGCGAGTTACGCCAAAGGGGTACATGCAGCACAACATACAGGAAAGAAGGGACGATGCAGGTGACATAACTATGCCAGAGGACCACTTGTATAGAATTGTTATGACACAAGCGGACTTCTTACGTGAATACTATCCATCGGCGCACGCTATCTTTGACGAAACGAAATATCCAGACATTTACAAAAAAGACCCAGAATCGGGAAAGTGGTACAAACAACCAATCACTCGAACATCGTTTGCGTTTCAACAGGTGATCGCAATAAAGCATATCCTTCACCTCACAGGAAACGATGTTCAGTTTGAAATCGCTGACGGTGCATTGAATAAATCTAAAGAAGAAGAATATCAAAAAAATCTTATCAAATTCAAGAAATGTTGGTTGCTTTCCAGCATGGAGATAAGAAACTTTGAAGCTATCCGCTCACTAATGATTACAGGCGATGCTGCCGTGGTAGGCTATTTTAATAATGGCAAGTTTGGTGCAAAGTCATTATCTTATCTGAATGGTGACACACTCTATCCCCATTTCGACTCTATTACAGGCGAACTTGAACTATTTGCACGTAAATACTACGACTATGACGATGACGGCATAGAAAAGACAGAATACGTTGAGGTCTGGGATGACGTAAATATCTATCGTTACAAGCGTGGTGTGAATAAAAGGGGTCTTTCTGCGTTCCTAAAAAAGATATTCGACCTTGGTGGATTTGAACTCATTACCAAAAAGCCACATGGGTTCCCATTTCTTCCTGTTGCTTATGTACGCAATGAGGATGGGCCATGTTGGCATGCCGTACAGAAGAATATTGAGGACTACGAGGAAGCGTTCTCTCATCTATGCGAAAATAATAAGGCGTATGCGTTCCCTATTATGTACATGAAGGGATCTGGTGATGATATTAGTGTTATTGGCGATAGCAACGGTGCTGCAAAAGTCGTTACAATGAACGATAAGGATGCAGAAGCAGGATTCCTTAATGGCACGGACGCTTCAAACGCTTTCGCGACACAACTCGATAAGTCGTATGACCTTATCTATGAGTTGTCATTCACTGTGAAGCCGCCAGAGTTAAAGTCTGGAGATTTGCCAGGAGTTGCGCTCAAATTACTCTACTCCCCTGCATTGGAGATTGCAATGAATGATGCACAACTATTGCAGCCATTCGTTGACATGCTTACAAAAATGGTTAAGTTTGGTATCGGCTTTGAGGAGAATCAAACTGCTACATATATGGACTTACCAATCAACGCTTGGATTTCTCCATACATACACAGTAATTCAACTGAAATCATTACCAACTTGGCTACTGCTGTTCAGAACAAGTTTATTTCACGTCAGACCGCATCTGAACGCTGCCCTGACTTCCCTAAGAATGATGAGTATGCACGCATCATTTTGGAAGAAAAAGAGAAGCAACAAATGGACTTGCTCACCCAACTCGAGGTACAGGATAACCAAACGGAGAATAATATTGAGCAGGAAGAAGCCGCTGCACGAATTAATCATGGTAAGGGTGGTAGCGACCTCAATCAGCCAAAGGGCGGTAAAAAAGGCAGACCCAATAAATCTGGAAAAACGTGGGACAAAAATCGGAATTTCTTAGGTGAAAACAATTGGGATTCTCAAAAAACAAAGTAGTACATTATGAGCGATATACTCTTCACACAAACATTACAGCGCAAGGCAAAGGAGTACGGCTTAGCAAAAGCCGAATACCTTTGCTATGCTGCGATGAGAGCAGCAGGAATTGGTGTCAACGACGCATGGAATATGGCTTTTCAGAACGCAGGACAGATGTGGGATAAAAGTCGGCTTAAAGCGGAGCAACAGAAACTCGAAGGACTTGATGGAGTGCAGAAGTTCATTGCCGATATAAAGAAAGTAAACGGAGGAGGTGAAGGAGACGATATGTCTGCCGATGACCTCGCAAAGGCAACATCGAAGGAAAAGATTTTATCCGACCTTCTGAAAGCAAGAGCACTCACAAAGGCTTCGTCAAAGGAATGGATTGATATTACTGCAAAGATTGCTGATTATGCGCGTATCAAGCAGGATGAGATAAAGGAAGAAGACACAACTATTCATTATTTCATACCTGTAAATTATCCTACATCGTGTAAGGATTGCTTGTTGCACCAGAATGGTAAAAATACTATACGTAAAATGTGAAAACAAAATACCCAGTAACGCATAATATCTTACTGGGTGTTTTTTATTTTTCTTTGTTTCCTTTTTGTTTCATTTTTGTTTCAGAATAAACAAACAATGCTATACAACTTGTTCTATATGTTAGAAGTATCGTCGTTCGAAAAGGCTTTCTTGTTGAATAAAAATTCAACCCCACATAAACACCGATGATGCGCTGGGATTAGCATTCCTTCACTCATACGATGTGGACGACTCGCAATCTCATCACAGATGTCACAAGGATATGACGAATTTCTATACGTCCTATACCCAACCGCATTTACTGACCTACCATACTCGATTTCTACCTGTCCCCACGATAAGTTTATCGTGTTTTGAACATTTCTTATGATATTCTCATAGGAAGCTGCATAAATACCTTGTCCTCTGTGTGGGATAGTCATAGCATACTTACCCTCACGTGAAGCTTTTGTCATGACAGAGTTATTATATGGGTCTTTGTAGGACTTTCTGACAGCACCAATGATTTTGTTTTCGTCATACCGCATAGAAACACCAGCCTTGACCAATTTCACAATATCCTCTGCGAAGTCCCTTAGATACTCGCTATTGCGCTGCATGTATGTTTTACCAAACACTTCCTTTTTCAAGTAGTTATTCACAAGGTCTTTTGCATCAAGCCCCAATATCTTACCACTTGCCATAGAGTAAGCCTCTACGTACTTTTCAATAGCCTTTTCTGCTTTGATAGCGATTTGTACAGCCTCTTTTTCATATCGCTCAACATCAGATATTGTCTTGCTCTGATAGTATGGTCTGTATTTCCTTGCGGCCTTGACAATATTCTCTGCTGTCTTCCAGAGAATGTCTGTTACGTGTGTTGTCGCATTAAGCTGAGCCTGTACTCTTTTGCTTGCAAAAAGCATGCTCCGTTCTTTCTCACTTGTCGCCATGTGTTATCTTTCTTTCACTATGAATCTTTTTCTTTTCCTACCTACCTCTCTCTTCGTCATCCCTGCTGCTTTAGCTGCCTCTTTCTTCGCCAACCTTGCCGCTTTTGCAGCCTTACGTGCAGCACATATCTTCATCTGCTCGGCATTGAGGCGTCTGTTCTCTTCCTTTCGCTCTTTATACATTAAGTACTGCTGCTGCTTTGTCATAGATTTGATGATAGTATTCTGAACCTTCTCTATCACAAATTTAGGAGTATCATCTTCACGTATGAATACAGGGAAACAACTTCTCTTGTGCGTATCATAGAAACGAACACTATCTTCTCCGTCAATCTTAATTGCAACTCTTGTATCAGGAAGAAAAATATCACTATGACCAAACCATACATTCTTGTGCTGCCTATACTTGATGTTGTTTTCTTCTAAGAACGCTATCACCTTCTTTAACTTTGTTTCATTTTTCATAATCTCGACTTTTTTATGTACTTGTTAATCTCTTTTTTATTTTCCTCAAAGAATTTTTTGAAAATGCTATCAACGTCCTCTGCTTTTGCAAGCCATCCCTTGGTCCACGTGGTCTTCCAGAATACCCAATGCTTATTACAAATCTTGTATGATATTTGAATATAGTGCATGGACGTGGCTACCTCCATTAGTTCAATCTGGTGCCCACACAGCTCACCATCATACTTGGCATAGGTTCTCATACCCATCTCTGAATCAACGAGCTTAAACCCGAGTTTCGTTAAAAGCCAATTCTCAAAGTATATACGTCTCATAACTATGCGTTTAACAACACCCTAAACGTTTCTTTCCCTTTTGGCGTTATAAGTGTCTGAACACCTGCCCAACCATTACTGTCGCTTTTTGTATCCTTGACTACGAATAAGTCATTGTCGTAATCAGCGTGAGGGCGCAGTTTGCCTGCTTTGTTGCGATAGACATATTTATTTTCGAGTAAATAAGAAATAAAGACCTTCTGCTTTACTCCAATCTCTTTTGCTGCATCACGAAAACAAACATTAAGACCTCTATCTATGAGGGCGTCAAAATAACCCACCTTTGGTGAATCCAACCTAATTTTGCTTTCAAGTTGCTTAATTCTTTCGTTCCGTTTCTCGATAGTTGAGGTTGCAACAAGTAAGGCTTTAGCCATAATTTCTTCATCAGTCATATCATCAGACGTTGCGATATAACCACCAGTTTTTCGTATTGACGGCAAAATTTCGTGTGTAACCCATTTCCTAAAAGGCTTTGCTTTCGGACTATCACTTCTTACAACAACATCGTACATGCCACCCTCGGTTACAAATGTGGTAGCTTGTAATCTTCCAAGATTATCGGTGACGTCCACCAAGCGGACATCATCACAATCAACCCTCTCTTTTACATTTCTTGGATTTGAAATGTCGATAGCATTACAAATATCATTCAAGCAAAAGATAGGATCACCATCAATGTTCTCAACTCGAATTTGACCGAACTGTTCATTCTCAAATACTTTTACTTCGTTTTTGTTCATATTTAATTTATTTTTTAGTCTTCACTTTTTGTAATCTATATATACCATGTTGTATTATCTCCATTTACAACCAACAGTGTAAGTGTTTGCTTGAACTTGGAAACCATAGTTTTTTGTTGTGAATGTATATCCTTCAATATCCATTCCACACACTCCTTTAAGAAGAGTTCCTACGAAATGAGTAAACTTCTTAAAGTACTTTTTCGCAGTTCCATACTTAACAACACTGAAAGCAGTTGCAACAGACAGTCCGAGTTTCTTTGCTATCGTTGCATACGATAATCCACGCTCAACGTATTTATTTCCAAAACCATACTTCCTACATGCTTTTCTCGCAGCTTTAATCTTCTTTGGATTAAAGCCGTTGTGAGCGTTGTGAATAGTATGCTTACGAAATCCTTACGTTGTTGCATGAAAACGACCTGTAACGCCTGCAATGACCTCTCAACAGTCTTTACGCTTGTGAAATCCATTCGACCGATATTCATGTTTCGCTTTGCGTGCTTGCTGACGGTTGAACGTATGATGAGATTATCCTTCTCAATGAGAATAAGCCCATATTCATTTAGTGTTTGCAAGCGTTTTTTGATTGTGTTTGCATGAATACCAGTAATGGTACGAATAAGATTGATTGAATAATGATGGATGTTTGATGATTTTGTGCGATGCTTTATAAGATACGCCATTGCAAGTGCTTTCAGCAACTCTTTGTTGCCAAAGCATTCACTTATCAATGACCGTCTTATATATTTCATACGCCATCAAAAAGAATGAGGTCATTAAACAACCTACTCTTTGTTTAACAACCTCATATATTTATGATTTTTATGAGTTTTCTTTATTATCACTCTTAGTGAGTAGGTAGAGTACAGCTTTTTACTGCTACAAAGATACTACTTTTACTCTATGTATATAAATTATAAACGTTAAAACTACATAAAAAATAAACATTTCTCGTTTTTCTATTGTGTGTACACGAAAAATATACTAACTTTGCTGATGTGATAACCAGAAATCACGCAATGAAATGCTTTCTATTCCTCCTTAGAGGATTTTTATATAGGCTTAAACCTCGTTGATATTCTGGTTATCAATGGGGTTTATTGTTTTTAGCATATTCCCTAAATTCTATCCTTAGCGACCACAGCCACCTTGGGATAGTCTTATTTCTCGCAAAGGGAGCAAGCGAGGGTGCAGGATTTGAGTGAGGATGCACCGCAAGACGATGACAATATCGGAAATCCTCATATCATTTGTTGAATTTGTCTTAACAAGTGAGCGAAGAACGGCGACGAGAACTCTCGGTATAAAGTTCTGAGCAGAATCCTTCCCAGTAATGGGTAAGGGTGAATTCTGCTCTTTCAGCTCCTCCTCCTCTGGTATATTAATTATGTAATAATTATATTTTGACCGAAAATTTATGAAAAAGTTTTTTGATTTGTTCAAATGCAACAAGCATGAAGCAGATATAGAAGAAGAAGAAAGAAAGCAGGCTCTTTCTAATGCTTTTGGAAGGATGCTTGATTGTATTCGAAAGAGTCGACAAATTGATAATGATATATGGTACAACTAAACCAAATCTACGTTTTTGATGTGTAAAGGATAGACATTTGTAACATAAGCATAAAACAAAGGGGTGCCCATATTGAACACCCCTCTTATTTTACTCCTCTTCACCTTCAAGTATAGACGAAACCATTTGCTCAATCCAATTGTCATTGAATGTCGGTAATGGGAAATTAATCTCATGTCCCTCCATCTTATGCTTGATTAAGATAAGCACATCCTGCAACTTTGCAAAATCCTGCAACTGCTCAACAATTTTATTTATCATCTCCATCTTCTACCTCCTTTCCCATTTTTAATAGTGTTTCTTTATGCTGCTCATTTCGCAGAACCTCGTCAGCAGCCTCTTCAAACTCTTTCTCTTCCTCCTCGGTTGGTTCACCAGTCTTTGCAGCTCGTTTGAAGTATTCGTGCATAAGCTCCTGCTTCTTTGCCATATACTCCATATCACCAACGACAGATGTATCGGCAAACATACACGTGAGTATCATTGTGAGATTGTCAAGCCCAACTCCAAAAAACTCTCCATTTTCGTTGACAGGCATTTCGTTAATGGCATCAAAGAGCGACATGCCAAAAACCCATTCAATACTCCACGAACCACTCACGGTAGACGCTTTTATGAATGGCAAGCCATTTCGTTGTAGCTTCTTTTGAACTTCACGTGGTATATTCGTATTGTCACGTAGCTCTTGCATTTGCTTTGCCGTAAGTGTACGGGTAAATTTCTTGATAGTAAAATTACCGGCACGATAAATCTTACCAAATTCTAAACCTTTATTTTCCATATTCAGTTTGCATTAAACATTATCGATAATTCGGTCTACATTGTGTTTCTTAACAAGCTCTTGATACTTGTTTAGGTACCACAAAGCTTTGTCAATATCCTCAACCTCACAACCTTTCAGTTCAGCTCGCACAAGGTATTTGAATGCGTTGAGTTTGCAGAAGGCTTTTGTTTCGTCAACACCGAACACATCCTCCATAATATCAATACACTCCAACTTGCCGTGATTGTAGTGTGAGGGATGATTAACTCTTTCTTCTTTCATTTGTTATCCCTCCAAATTGTCAACGACTTCACCTTTTTTATCCGCAACGAATACGCTATGAGCAATCAAGAGCGCATCGCTATTCCAAAGAGTAACCTTCTGATCAGGGAACAACTGTTCTGCAACGAATTTTAGACGGTTTTTGTACGCTGTCTTTGTCTCGTCCTTTTTCTTTGACTTTATACCAAGACCACGCATCCACGTGTTTGGAAGCACCTCTATGGTTTTAATCTTCGCTGCCAACAATGCCATTTGAAGCCAACCAAAGCCTTGACCGAACTTGAACATACTTGCTGCACCATCACCCGGACGTGCGTGAACCTTCTCCAAATAACAAGTCGTATCGTTATTTGTGAATTGTTGTAAAAAAGACAATAACTCGCCCATTGTTTGAGGCATCTTAGTGAGCGCAACAACCTTTCCGTTCTCATTAAGAGCGGTTATCGCTCCTGACACACCAGGATCAATTCCAATGAATATCTTTTCCATAACTACTTTTCTTTTGTTTTACGTGGCCTACCAGCTTTCTTCTTTGGCTTCTCACCCTGTTTAACAATCTCCTTTGCACCCGTATGACCAAAGCCACCATCACCGCGCTCTGTTTCGTCAAGGACATCAACCTGATTGAACTCCGTTTCAGGTACTTCAACAAACTGCATCTGTGCAATACGTGTACCCTTTGCGATGAACGTGTGTGACACTAACTCATCATGAACATCAATGATAACACCTACACCGCCAGTGTAATCACTATCTATTGTGCCGAGCAACACGTCTGCATCAAGACGCTTTGTGTACAACTCGCACAACTGCTCATACATCACCTCGATACCTTTTGACGAGAAGCCGCTTCTTGACTTGATGATTGCCGCCATGTTCTTCGGCTGCTGCATACGGAAGCCGAGTGGCAATACCTGTCGCCCATGCTTCAACTTGAAATCCTCTGGAACAAATAGGTCATAACATGCAGCACCTTTTGTTGCTTTCTCCGGCAAAACACCGCCTTCAAGCACAATCTTTACTTCTTGCATCCCAATACCCTTTCTTCAAAGTCCTTACCTGCAACGAACTTCAATACCTTTTTTGCAGGCACGTCAATTGTTGTCTTGTTCGTGAAATCGTATGCCTTCTTCGGCTTGCGCTCAATAACCTTTAGCCTAAAGCTGTCACGGAGATTGATTTCCTTGCCACACGAAAGCACATTCGCCATCACGTCAATGAAATCGTCAATGAACTGCTTTGAGCGTGTTATCGTTTCGCCACTCTTCTCTGACAGATATACTGCCAACTCTTCTTTTGTTACTGCCATAATTATTTTGTTGTTTTATTATACTATGGTTATTATCCTTCAAAATCATTGAGAAGCCTCTCACGATTCCTTTCGTTTGTTAACTCTTTTACGCTTGTTGAGTTGTTATCATTATTGATAACTAATCCTCTAATCATTTTCATTTTTCTTGATTTTATTGTTTAATGATTCTAAACACTTTTCCATGATGTTTTTCCAATCCCTTCATATACTCAAAGGCTACCTGTGGGTGGCTTGATACAAATACATCACGGAAATTGAATAAATCTGTTGTTTGGACTATATACATAGCTTACTCCCCGTAATCTGTTATACTCATAAAAATATTACCATTGCCCTTGCGAACTTTCCACTTAACATGAGGATGTTCTAATTTTAAGCGGTTTATAATCTTTTCGGTCAGCATATCATCTGACGAATAAGTTACATAATGGTCATATATTTGAATCTCTTTTCCGACATTCTGAAATATTTTTTGTATAAAGTCATCGCAAAGGCGAGTTGTCCTGCCAGTGCGTCTGTACTTATCTTGCTGTAAGTCTTGGGGTGCAAAACCTCCTTTTATGCCAGTCATAATTATTTTCCTTTCTTTTCTTTAAGTTCGTTATAACGTTTCTCGCTCACAAGTAACACACCTCTGCCATTAAAACGTAGCGCATAGTATTTCGTTTTGCCGATATGATAGCGAATGGAAATCGAATCGTCGTATAACTTCACGTAATCATCGATACTATAAGCAGTCATAGTTCCTTCGTGCAAACGGCACTCGGCACGACCGCCCCACGTTCCAAAGAAGTTATACAAATCAATCTCATCTGGAAGCTTAATTCTTGAAGCCGCATTATGTATGTCACGTTCAATCTTACCAGTGAAATTCGTAAAATCACGAAGCATATCCAAAAAATCACTCATTCTTGTTATCTGTTTTGAAGTTTCTTAATCTCTGTATAGCATTTTGCTGCCATACTCTGCAACTCGGAATCATTTACCTTTCCCAACACAGAAGGGGAGATACTTGAATCCATCAAGAGAAGATAAATATTCGTGATAACATCCTTTGAAATAGTAAGGTCATTCTGCAACTGACACATCTTCTCAGTTGTAGCGTCTGAATATGGCTTCTTTAACTCGGCAAGGAGCTTATCAAAGCTATCCTTGATAATCTTGAAACGCTTGCCACCCGTCATAACAACCTCGTATGACTTCTCAGACAATATCTCAACATTGTCAAGATTAATCATCTGATTGCCGTATGTGCGGTCCTGAACCTCAATAAATCTATTCATCGTCGTCGTCCAAATCAGGGTCGTATATATCACACGTAAAGCTAATATTCAAGCCTTCGTGCATTTTACCATCACTCGTCATAACCGGCTCATTGCAGCATTGAGAGCTAACTGAAACGTTATCAAAGCCAGTAGATATAGCAAACTCACGTACGGCATCGCCAATCGTTTTAAGCATCTTCATCTGCTCAATCTTAAAATCCGTGTCGTTTAGCATAATTAATCGTTATCTTTAATAAATGATTCCTCCTCATCAACTTCATCGCCGTCAATATCACGGAAGTCGGTAATGAAAACAGGTTGTTTCAAACGCTCGAGCGTTACTCCATATAACTCATAATAGATGCCCCTTCCACCACGTTTCTTAAAGAAATTCATTTTAAGAAGGGAATTGGCAAATTTTCGATTTGATGGAATAAGCGACTCGTCAACATCATTGTCCTCACAGAAGCGAACAAACACTTCATAAAGGTCAATACCTGCAATATACGCTGCATTTTCATTCGGCGCATCCTTGCTGTTTCGGATTTTATACGTTTTTACCCATGCCATTGTAGGTTGACGGGTAATAAGTGTACGCAACATTGCCATTTGACTTCCCTCGGCATCAGGGAAACGGAATTTACGACGGAATAACTCACGCGTTCCACGCATAACCCAATTAAATACACCAGGAAGCTCATTGCGAATGATGTTGTTTGCAAGATTCGGATCACGCTTTGAACGAGGAATTGTGACATCAAATGGGATAATCTGTAAACGGCGAATCATACCATCACTTGAATCGTTTATCTCAGGAAGGGAGTTCATGTTGAAAATAAGATACGGTATCTCACGGCACTCCTCAACATTGCGGCCAATACCACGAACCTGAACAGGCTCACCTGAAACAAGCTGCTTGAAAATATTATCCTCATTCGATTTACGGGAAAATCCACGAGGATTACTGTCGGACGACCAGTTGAATATCATACCACGAATAGGAAGACGACCACGAAGACCTGAATCACCCTCAGATGTTAACGTAGAGTAGTCAATCTTGCTAATCTTTGAATCACCAAACAGCGCACGCATAACCTCAAATATAACACTCTTTCCATTTGCACCACCACCAATAAGGAATAAGCATAACTCAACCTTACCTGAACCATTACGCCACTCATCGGAAAATGCAACATTACGCTGTGTAAGACCAAGACCAAGAAACATCTGCAATACTGTTCGTGATGTTTTATCAGGAAGAACCTCACGAAGAAACATTTGCCAACGATCACAACGAGCATCATCCTCATAACGATACGGACGATAATACGTAATCTCAACGTCAGGAGAAAAGTCGATAAAATTAGGCTTACATGGATCAGATAAATCCAATACACCATTCTCAAAGCCAATCATATCCAAACGAGGATGAAGCTGATTGCGAATCTTAATCTTGTTAAGGAATGATTCACGACGAACAAGAGGCTTGTGCATCATTGCAGTAATGCCAAGATCACGAAGCAATGTCTCATACGCAGTTTCAACAACAGTCTCTGATACAACATCGTAAACCTTACCGTTGAAAAAATAAAACGAACCGTTAAACCACTTCAAAGGACAATCACGAACAAACAAGTCAAGGGACATCTCAAAACGACACTTCTTCTCATTATACAAAGATATGTCACCCCAACTCCCACTCAGAGAACCAAAAGCATACTTTAAATCCTTTGATTGCTCAATCAGATAACCATAAATATAATCCAGTTTCTCTCCGTCTGTCATAATCGAAATATGTTAAATGTACCTTCATCCTGCACAAGTGCACTATGAATGTAGCTTATGTGTATATTTTAGTGTAGCAAAATCCACTTACAACAAGTGAATAGTGTAGGATTGAATAGTTTTTGTCGGATTCCCTCCACAACCATTAAACCACAAAGTACACAATATATAAACAACATTGCAAATATACATAAAAAATATACATAAGCTACACTATATATCTTATAATCAGTGAAAATTAGTACACTTTAACATACACGCAATAACGAATAAATATACATAGTTGAAAATACTCAAATTCATGTGTTAAATCTTTTAACGATTTGAGAAATTAAATGGAGAAAAGAAAAAATAAAAGAAAAAATTTTTAGAAGGGGTTACTACGCCTTGTTTACAAGCGTTACAAAGGGGGTAGGGGTGTTTGTTACTACATATAACAAACAATATAAAGCGTAAAAAGGACACCTAAAAAATGTTCCACGCGTGAAACAATTATAAACAAAGTAACCCCCTATTACTCAACTACTTGTATATTTATCCGTTAACTTTTGTATATTTATAACGTTGTATTTTCTTGTTTGTTTCTTTGTAATATCATTATTTGGCACGCTGTTTGTTTTTCGTTGTGTTAATTGCGTTTAACAATTACATTGTATATATATGCTTTATATTGCATATTATGCACTTTGTTTGTTATATTGTTAATGTTACTTAACTTTATACTTCTATGATTAACTTAAAATTAACTTAATATATACGCTATATACATTTATAACTATCTGATTTACTTGCAGATATATAAAAAATGTACTACCTTTGTAGTAGATAAAGGAAAGATAAGTAAAACGGATGTTTGAAAAAGTCTACCTTTTCATTCTTTGACTTATTGCAACAAAAAACATATTTGCCAGGTGCTGCAAACGAAACTAAATATTTAATGATATTTGTTTGCGTTTAAACTTCGATGTAAGCAGCACTACAATTTTAATTAATTATCAACTAACTAAAAAATACAATTATGGCAAATTTTAAAACAAATTCAGTAAACGACGTTAAGCAGGTAAAAGCCGTGCAAGTAGTAACAGACGAGCAAGCAAATTTATTAATGCGTGAAATACGTAAACAAATACAAGCGTTTGGCGGTTTGCGTGAAATAAAGCGTATTACTCAGAATTTTGCTTATTCATTAAGCGAAACAAAGGTAAACGAAACCGATACGCCTGTTATAAAGGTAGGTAGAAAGTCCTTCTACCTTTCACCAGTTGGAGCCGTTAACGAAACGAATGTATTAAACGTTATTAAAAGCGTTCTAAAGGTTGAGGACGCTAAACGGATATTAGCTAAAAAATTAGCTAAACGTTTGACGTTTGAGCAATTCGCAGAATTAAGCGACACGCAAAAGCGTATCGATGACATGAAAGCAGCGTTAAAAAATTGTGCTAATATGGAAATGACTGCAAAGCAGGAAAAGGACACGTTACACAATCTTTATAACGAATATCTTAAAAATTTAGGGCTTGATGAATAAGCCTTAAAAAAGCAAATGTATTTTTGTTGCAATTCAATTACACCCACGTATTGAATTACGTGGGTGTTTTTGCGCTTTATAATTTTAGCCTATCATTTTTTTTGATGTGGTTGCGAATACCACAAAGCGCACATGTTTAACGTGTATTATTTTAGTGTAAATAATACGGACATATTTATAAATCCGTGGAGGCGGTTTGTATGTTAGTTCATTGAAATAGTTATTTTATTTATCCGTTTGGTTTATTTTGATTTTATGGAATGTATTTTTTATCTAAATCAAACGGGGCAAATAAATAAAATAACACATGAAACAATCATATTCTTAAATAAGCTTTTTTGCCGTGTGCTTTGGCTGGTTACCTAAAACACGAACAACGAAACCGCAAAAAATAGAGTTGTTTTTTTAGCAAAATAAATTTGCCGTTGTTGTTATGCGGACACACTGAAAAGACCGCCGTAATTATGCGTTAAATAATGCGGTATTTATTTTCTTGATGAGAGAAAACAAAACAATAAGATAACAGAAAAAGAATATAAAACCGCGGCTAACAAATTAGGTAGCGTGAATTTATTTTTGCGCTACCTTCATTTAACCAAAAATAAAGAATTATGAAGCGAATGAAATTACATTTGCAGGCGTTCGTATTGTTTGCGCCTGCAATTATAGGAATTATTTGCAGTACGATAATTATTGTGCTGCTTGTATTGATTTACTCCATCGGTCTGTATCGTTGGAGTTTCACAATGAGCGGACGTAAATTTTTACGTTCGTATTATCGTGAAATTATGAGATTGGAGCGTATGCTCTGATAATTTGAATTTGCCATCAAAGCCGTCTGATGTCGTGATGATGTCAGGCGGTACGATAAACCAATTAAATTTTATAGATTATGAGCAAAACGATTAAATTTCCTTGCCTCCGTGTATTGGATGCAAAGATAGCAGAATTACAGGCGATTTATTTCCACGTTGAAATTATCTCAGTTCGTGACAATATTTGTGTTGTCCATATAGCCTAAATATAGAGCAGTACGATAATTCCGTGCTGCTTTATCTTTTTAACCAAAAAATAAAAAGATTATGAAACGAATTGATGCAGCAAGGCAAATTCACGCTCTTTACAATAGCATGGAGGCGCGAAAGGTGAAACTTTGTACGATTTACAGAGGATTGGTAAAATTAGCCAACGGCAATTATCATTATTACGGTGTTGGTTATGATTATACCGCTTAAGCCAGATTCTCCGCTCTGAGTACGATAATTCAGGGCGGAACTTTTAACCAATAACACGAGAATTATGAATAATTTAAGATTAAACAAGCGTTACGGAGTTCAGTTTGAGTATTTGTTTGATTGTATCGACACCGAGCAAATCGGAGAAAATGCAACAGATAAGGAAAAGATAAACTTTGTTTTCAAAACATTTGAAGACGAGTACGGAAATCCGTATAACAAGCGTATTTATCCAAACGAGTGTGAACGGCTTGCGCAATATTTGCGTGGGTTGCCGTCTTGTGTAAATGTGGCTTTTGCTGATTATGATATTATACAAATTGGTAAAAGCTGGGGATTTTGCAAGACTTCAAAAGCTGAAGATAAATTTGTTGAGAATTGGTTTGACGTATGCGCATTTAGACTTATCCAAATGCGTGATATGTTGAATGATTGAGCCGAAAATCTCCCACGTGGTTAATTTCATGTGGGAGTACGATAATAACCAATTAAAACAAGAATTATGGAGCAAACAACATTAAAAGAGTTGCGTCGTTTGGTAAGGATTGGCGCAGCCAAGGAGATTACAGAATCCAAGCAGATAACTGAGAGTGTAAGACAAATCAGTTATTCGAGTGGAATTTATGGCTTGAACGGGGCTTTGTTGCGTGGAGAAAAGACAAATTCTCTTTACGCAATTATAGGGCGTTCATCTGCTCTCTTTTACTATTGCTAAAAATGGCTATGTACGATTTGTTTCGTACATAGCTACATTATCAACCAAAATTTTAAGATTATGACAAAATTAGTTGTTTCTAATCACAATTTGTTTGTGTATAAACTTTGCGACGAGTTTGCAACATCTCTCTGTATTGAGGAATGGGAAGACGAGTTAAAAAGGGAAGTGGCTTTGTATTTAGAAAAAGTAAAAGCTGATCCTGACAATGCTACTTTTTTGAAGAAGCAATCTGTGCCAGCTGCCAAATATTTGGAGGCAGGTTTTTCCGTGTATTCTCACGACGAATACGATGCAAAGGTACGAGAGTATTTTTTATCTCAGCCTGTAATTGAAATTTCACGCTATAAATTTTATATGGCGTTGAATGTATTACCGCCAAGAAATTGGTTTTGTTGTGATGACTTTGAAATGTTCCACAGTTCTGAGGGGGATTATAGTGTTTATCACGCACAATATTATCATAACAAAAAGACAGATAAGTTTTACACTTGTATTTCTGACGTGTACGATAAAAGCACGTGGATAGATAGGCGTATCTAAAGCCAATTTGAAGCCATGCGATTAATTTTGCGTGGCTTTTCTTTTAACCAATAACAAAGAATTATGAATAAAAAAGAACAAATCAAAGACATTGTTTCTCGATTAAGAGAGATAAATGACGAGTTGGGTGAGTTATGTAACGAAGCTGAGTTTCATACCGCTTCGTATATAGCCGCGCAGTCAACGTTTATTGACATTGCGAGAGAAAAACTCGAGGAACTTTTGTAGCCACAAGCACGCTACTACTTAATCGTGGTTGCGTGTACTTTTACCAAAACAAAAGAATTATGATAAGACGAATAATAAGCCCGTTTTTGGGTTCAGACATCCGCACAAAAGAATTTGTGAACGATGTCGCAAACAGCAATCGAGAGTACACTGAACGCTATAGCCAATTTGGACTGATGCCACAAGATTATCGTGGAAGTGATAAGATTTATATCTACGCAAGATATTGGCGTGGAGAATGGGTAGGCACAACAAAAGAGTTATATTGTGTTCTGTACAGACCAAAAGCCTGAATAGGCGTGCAATGTGTTTATTCTTTACATTGCACGCACTTTGTAAACCAAAATATTAGAATATGAAAGAAGATGTACTATTAAAAGAGTTCTTCTCAATGGAACGCTGGCAACATGCCATTTCAAAAGGCGTTGATAAGGATATTCACAAAGGGCAGCTTTTTCAGCTGACAAAACCCGAAGTGAGAGCAGCCGTATATGATGCAATCAAATCTGAAAAGTATGAGATTGCACCACCACATACAGCACTCATCCCAAAGGACACGCCTGGAGAGTTTCGAACTGTTTACGTTAATGAACCTATTGACAGAATTATACTGAGCATAGCAAATGATTTATTATTTGATTTATGCCCTGAGATGATTTCTGATAGGTGCAAATCGTATCAGCGTGGAATTGGCTGCGGTCGAGTTGTTCAAGAGGTGTCACAAAAGATTTGCAATACGAAAGGAGAAACAATTGGTTTCAAATCCGATTTGAGCAAGTATTTCGATAGTGTTCCGATTGAATATATCGACAAAGCGTTTGATTGTGTAGAGGACAAATATGGTAAATCTGCACTGATTTCTGTTTTGCGCAAATACTATCATTCTGATTGGTATTTCACGCCTGACGGAGAATTGGTACAGAGTTATCAGTCCCTTAAACAAGGCTGCTCGGTTGCTTCATGGTTGGCTGATATTATTATCCGTCATATCGATGATAAATTGAGTAGCCTCAACGGCTATTATGTACGATATTCCGATGATATGATATTTGTCGGTGAAGACTATATGAAAGCAATGGAGATTCTAAGCAGTGAACTTGCGAAAATGCAAATGAAACTCAATCCTAAAAAGGTTGAGTATCTTAATGCGAATCATTGGTTTAAATTTCTTGGATTCTCTATTAAAGGGCGTGATATATCATTATCCTCAACACGAATCAAAACATTTCAGAATGAAATTGAGAAACGAACTATTAAGAAACGAGATACCACTTTCCGTCGTGCTGTCAATGCGGTTAATCGTTACCTATACAAAGGTAATGGTGAGTTCAGCTGGGCAACACAGATTCTTCCAATCGTGAATGTTCGCAAAGATTTGAATGAGCTGAATAAGTTTGTTATGGATTGTTTGCGTGGTGTTCAGACAGGAAAATCAAAGGTGGGTGGTCTTGGTTACGTTCGCTCGCAGACTGACGGATGTATCTGTCGTGGTCTTGGACGTAACGTGAAAGCAAATAGAGCAAAGGTTGAGCATATTGACGGCTATTTCTCTCTCGGTTGTATGCAAAATGCAATCAGAACGAGTCGTGCTGTGTATAATACGCTTGTCATGCAGCTCTAAAAACTCTCATTATCCCAGCGCAGGGATTTTTTGATGATACAGATTTAAATTTAATTACAGTGACTAAATACCAGCCATCACGGCGTCGAAATAGCTTTATCAAGCTCCCTTCGACGCCGCTCGGCTTACGATTACGGACTGTAATATCAAGCACATAAAGAAATGCGTAGCGTCTGTTAGTCAAGAAATGTGCAGTGCAGCACACATCTTTTCAATACGTTTTTGATTTAATAGGATCACGATTAGAAGGTACCTGACCGTAGCTTTACAGCTCAGCTCAGGTACCTTCAATCCCGATCCATATATCGACCTTTTATAGAAACGCACAACAAACGATGAGGAAAGATAAGTTAGCGGCATAGTACAATGCCAAATATCCACTTTGTAGGATTTGATTTAACTATCCGGTGTTCCATACCCGTTGGAACAGCCGTTCGATTGAACCGTGTTCAAACGGGTACTCAACCGGATATTATCAACCAAATAAAGAATTGTACCACAATCCTTTGAAGTGGAACTTTTAACCAAAACATTAAGAATTATGGAATATGTGGATTTAATCAAAAAGGTTAATCGTGGAGTTTCTTTCTCTATCAATTTCAAGAAGAGAGAGTTAAGGATTAACAAGAAACTGATTGACTTGAAATCAATAGAATGGAAGGCGGAAAGTGAACTCAATTTTAATGGTGGGTTGAATAACCTTTACCCATTTTATTATGCTTACAAACACTCAGTTCCTTCTGAAAGGTCCGAACGTGCATCAAAGCATTATTTCAAAGCACTCTCTGTCAAGGAACTCTCCGATAATGATTTCATGTATGGAATGCCACGTGAACTTGCAAGGTTCAATCTCGAAATGGCTTTGTTACACGAAATTGTTTTTGGAAATCTCAAATGGGACAACGAAACAATGGGAACGTGGTTTTGGCAGTCACCCGACGACAAGGATTTCATTATCCTAAAGGAGTGGGTGTCTGAATAGCTAAATAGGGAGAAATTTTCTCCCACTTTTTATCAACCAATTTAAAATTAAGAATTATGAAAAAGAATGTATCAATTAAGTGTGAAGTATGCGTAACAGAGGCTGTAGCAACAAACAACAACAACTGTGAGTGTCGAACAAATAAGGCGCAAGCTAAATTGAACGCTCTCAAAGCTGCTGGTGTCAACGTTGACAATCTCTTTGCAATGACAAGTGTTAGTGGTGCAGCTATTATTGCTCGTTTTGAGGACGGAAAGTTGGAGGCAGTGCAAGACAATGACCCAATTTTCAACTCCATCCTCAATGGGGGTACAGTTCCTGAAGCTAATCTCTATCGTCGTTGGGTAATGGCTCAGACATTCCACATGCTCGCATCTGGGAACTGGACTCAAAGTCTTCGTTATCGTGGCTATGAATATAGCTGGAAGATGATGATTGATGAGTTACGCACTCAGTGCAAACTCAGTAGTAAGGACAGAGAAAACTTTGAAATGCGTAACGCTTGGTTTAATGATAAAGTTGCAGCTGCGATGTGCGTAGACTACTTACGTGAACTTACAGAGTATATTGATGGCTTGAAGGTACGCAAATGTCAAGGTAAACCTTACAAGCGTATCAAGGGTTACGACTACTTTGTGAATGATATTGATGACAAAATCTTTGCTCCATTGAGAATTGCGTTCCGTTCGGTTATGAGAGCAACGAACGCTCTCTCTCTCCATCTGGCAATGGTTGAGTTTAACAATCATCGCATTACGCTTAAATGGGAAACGCCAACCTGCTCTGAATGGGTTGACGCTTACAAAGGTTGTGGTGCGTATTATACGCTTCAAAACCTTATTCGTTTCCACGGACTGAAACTTCACACAGAAGACTCTCTCGAAGACCTTGCTATGAAATTTAGAAATGGTGAGGGGTACAAACTACTTGGAATCCTAAAAGATGAACTGAAACGTAACAACATTGACGTTAATCGTAAGATTGCCGAGTGGAGAAAGTAAAAAATGCCAAATCATGCAGGGTGTCTGATATGACACTCTGCATACATTATACCAAATTAAGAAATGATTAATGCTTTTCCGAGCATACGGATAGTAGATGGATATTTCATAGGACAGGTTTCATGTAAGCCGCGTATCCTGGCGTTTACCAGATACGCGGCTTCAATTCACCTGTTATAATCAGACTTTTACAGAAACGGAACGCATCCAAAAGCTGTCTGCTTTATATGATTTTATATTTGCTATAATAATTTAGTTAGTTTAATTGGTTTATGGTGGTTCGTTGGGAAACGCGCTGCCATTTTTACCACAATGTTTAACCAATAAATATTTAGAATATGTCACATTCAATAATTATTCAAGTAAGCAGAAACAGAGCAAAAGGCATGAAAGTAGATGGTCTAAATATAGACATGCTTCGTGCAGAAATCGACAACCTTGATTATGTTATCGACTCTGACTCTTCACGAGAGGAGGATATGGAATGGCTTAAGCAAGAGTTATCCCGTGTAGGGTTCTCTCTTGACGGAGAGAAAATTAATATCGGCACGAGTGATTCGTTCCTGAAAAAATGGAAAGAAGAAGCCATTGAGGCAGCCGAAGATTTAGACTTGTGTAAGATACGAGAAATAGGTAGTGGTTCCTATTTTAGTAAGTTTTACATCTTTGACAAAGAAGTCGGCTATCCAGTCTCTCTATGGTGTTGGGCAAAGGAGGTGTTCGGGAAAGATGAAACGTACTATGTGAGAGCCTTTTTTGACTACCACTTTTAGCCAAATGTGTCACCATTTTTAATCAAATGGTGACATACTATTATTAATCAAAAACTATTTTAAGAATTATGGTAAAAAAGTTAGTACAAGCAGCTACATTGTTAAGAGAAAAAGGTTATATCGAAGAGAAGTTTGACCAAGAAGGGTTCACTCAGTGCGTCTATAATTGGTTCAAGGACCACGACCTCAAAGACAAACTCCTCATCCGTCCTAAACGCTTCATTGAAATGGATAATCCGCCAAAGGGAGGATGGCAGGATATGACAGATGTTGAAGAATGGTTGAAAGACCTTCCGTGGGAGAATCGGTTATGTATAATAAGCAAAGGACAAGCAGTCCCATTTATATGGGTTGACGAACCGTTTATTAAGAATGCTGCGTATATGCTGGATGTAATGAATGGTTTTAAGGTCAAAAAGGGCAAGAAGGGTGTTTATGAGGTAACACTCGTATAATCAAGCCAAACAACCATATTCCCTGATGTCAGGAATATGGTGCAATTATTAACCAATTAAGTAAAGATTATGAGCAAAGATTTTAATCTGCCCCCTGTGGACGTGATGGAGGAAAAGGTTATGGAGATAAAGATATATCATTTTTATCCTCTTATCTTAAAGAGATTCAAGGATGAGAAAAAAGATAATCTGAATGTGATCAAGAGCCTTATTCAAAAGTTAAAGAAAAATCCTCCTTCTATAAAATTGGAAGATTATTTGGCAATACAAATAGCATTTTCCGTTATTGGGAGTTATGATAATTCCATTTGGATTGACTGTTATCTCATTAACATATTTCACCTCATGGCGGTGTTTAAAAAAGCACTTAAGGATAGTGGTATCTCTAAGTATCTTTAGCCAAACGCAACACACATCTTAATTGGTGTGTGTTGTACAAATATTAATCAACGATTAGGAATTATGGAATATGTAAAAGTAAAAGACCTACCTAAAAGATTGGAAGGCAAAAAGTACGCTTCAATATCGTGCACTGGTTCTGTAAGAGGAATGAAAAAGTTATATGGGTGGGATAAAGCCCAAGAGATTTTTAGAAGTGGTGATTTTATTTATGCAATTTGGTAAAACAGCCTTTCGCTCTTGTTGATAGTAATTATCAATAAGAGTACTATAAACCAAAACAATAAGATATGAAACAACTTACATTAGAGCAACAACAACGATTTAGCAGCGCAATTAAGCACGGTTTTATCACGAAAGATGTTCCAACCGACACGCACACATTTGTATGGACGTGGATAAAAAAGCATCCGAATAGGGTTACAACGCTTGTTCGTTTACGCAACATTCTCGGTCGTGACCCTCGATGGGAAGACCTTACAGATGATGTTATATCTGACTTGAAAGATGATATGGAGTTTGACCTTGCACCAAATTCTGTTCGCACAATCTGTGCAGAGCTAAAAGCGGTGCTTAACAGGAACAAAGCCACAAAACCTATCAGTTCAAAGACGTTTGGCAATCTTCTCAAAGCAAAGAAAGTACCTGTTCAGAATATTTATCTGACACGGCATGAATTGCAGAAGATACACGATTACAAACCGAAAAGTGAGCGTGAAAGATACGTTAAAAACATCTTTCTCATTGAAGCAATCACAGGCGCACGTAATGTTGACTGCCGAAGAATGAGCCTTGCGAATATTCAGAAGTATGGCGAAGAAGAAGTGCTTGTCTACGTTCCACAAAAACACCCAGTAGAGGTGACTGTGCCCGTGCACAAATGGCTTAAAGAACTACTTGTGCAAGATTATCCTGAACAAGTAAAATCTATTCGTATATCGTACTTTTGTAAGGTTCTCAAATGGATATGCTTTCAGTGTGGAATACGCAACAAGGTGGTCGTGTTTCGTGGTGGTCGTTCTGTTACTGACGAAAAGTGGAAACTTATTGGAAGCCACTGTGGTCGACGGACATTCGCCACATTGCTCTCAACGAGCCACGTTGCCATAGAAGACATTTCTGATATGATGGGGCATAGTAACGCTAATAAACCAAATATCGAAATGACAAGCGGATATATCTGTGAGCGTAGAAAATTAGGAAAGAGTGTGTTTGCACTTTTCAAGTAAAAACATTAACTTTGCAGCGAAATCTGCAAATAACTAAAAACAAATAAGAAATATGACACCATTAAATGAGTTTGTAAACGAACTTCAGTCACTCGCAAAAAGCGATGGACTTCCAATCAATGAAGCAAAGAAACGTCTTTTATCACTTGCTGAAAGAATGGATAGGGCAGGGGTTTCTGATTTAGAGAAATTTGCATACAGAATCATCGTACTTATTGACGAGTTGCCTATAAAGCTAAGCGACTTGTGTTATTACTTTATAGCTGTAGCTAAGGAAGACTGGATTGAAGTAGAAAAATACACAAAACCTCTTTTGGAAGCAAATAAAATAAAAGACATACGTGAAATATCTGAAAATGCAGGTTTGAAACCATCTATTTAATCTAAAAGAGGGGGTGAACGAAATAGAGACCCCCTCTTTTTTATTTATTAAACTATGAAAAACGCAAAATAATCAAATTCTCGTAAATTTGCTACCTGCAAATTCTTCGTTCACACTAAACAGAAAGGCTTTGTCAAGCTCTTTGTTTGTTTCATAAAGGCTGTTGACAATCCTCTCATTGATAGCCTCAGCATCACACGACACCTCATCAAAATAGCTTGTTATATTATTAACCACTTCTTCCAATTGACGTTTCAAGTCTAACAAGCGTCCTGTTTCCTCACTTAATTCTATCGTTCTTGCCATTATGCTGTCTCCTGTGCTTTTTTAAGATTAAACATATTGTGCAGGAACACTCGTCCCTTCTCCGTCCAAACAGTCGTCGTGCTTGTGCCGACACTGCCGTCGCTACGTGTAAATTGATGCGTGCGTGGCTTTGTATATCCATATTCGCAATACTTTGCTGTGAGCATCCACTGCCCCGACTGCTTAAACATAACTCCCTTCTCTTTCAGTATCTTGTGCAGCTGCTCTGCCTCACGCAACCCCAGTTCCTTGCTCATCTGTGTGCTTGTATAGGTGTTTACGCTTTGCAGCACATCGTCAACATACTTTACCTTTGGTGCTTGCAACTTCAACTGCTCGCTTTGGGTTGTAATAGTTTCTTGCGCAAACTCCAAAGCACGTTGTTTCTCGTCTACACGTTTCTGCAATACCTGCATTGCGTGCAAAATTGTTACGTCATCGTCATTCACGGTTGCTACACCTTGTGTTAATAATTCTTTGATGCGGTCGTTGCACCATAATTTAAAATCAACAGAAAGCCATTGTGCGAAATCAAGTGCAATATCCTCGTGCATCCAAGTGCCGCCACCATTAATTGTGCTACCTTGCTGTGTTGTAACTAATTGATTTTCTGAAATGTGAGATTTTCTCACAATTGCTTTAATGAGTTCGCTCGTGGATGGTAAGCGTAAATAATCAACAGGGCGTTTACCAAAAACTCTCGCCATTTCAGTGGCATTAACCATAACGTTCTTTCCATTAAAGAAAGAGATACTGCTACCATTGTAGCTGAAAATAGAGGTTTCGTTCATTTTACGTAGATTTTTGAACGATTAAACATTGCAGGGTTGATACACAATGAAAGCGTACCGCTACCCTTTGTTCAATGCCTCTACGTGAAAGCACGGCTACACCATTACAATGTAACCAAGGGGCGATACGCCTGTATCTTAATTTCCTCGAAAATAGACGAGCATAAAAAATGCCCCTCCATGTTGTGGAAGAGCTGTAGCTTCGTCCACGTAGAGTTATTGAACACTGCAAATATACAACATTTCTTCCAAATATAATA